GCGCCCTTGCCAGGCCTGTTGCGGAAGCGGGCCTTGGCCTGTGCGCGCAGCTTGGTCTTGGCCAGAAGCCCCGTCTCGCGCATCGTCTCGGTGGCGGCTTCCTTGAACGGCTTCTGGAGGCCGTCGAAGTATTCCTCCGGAGTGCCGAGATCCAGCGTCTTGAAGCGGAAGCCCCACATCGAAGGACGCGCCATGAGCCTACCCCCTGAGCCGCTTGATCATCTTGGTGAAGTCTTCGGGCTTGGCGTGTTCGGCCATACGCATGACCTCGGCCAGAGCCGCCAGCTCCTCCTCCTTCTGCCAGTGACGGAGGCGGGCGTGGGCGGCAAGCTGCCGCGGGGTCATGTCCCAGACGGCTTCAAGCCCGAGGTCGGGAGCGAGTTGGGCGATCAGCCTTCCGAGCCAGTGCTCGAGTCTGTCTCGCTCTTTAGGCCAAGCGACAGGCTGCTGATCGCCTTCCGAAAATTTTCGGCAATCTCCGGCATGGTCAGCGAGAAAGCTGCGACGACAAGCTGGATCTGCCACGCTGTCGGCAGGTTGTCAGCGTCCTCGAACGCCTCGTCCCATTCCGCGGCAGTCTTCGGGCGGACGCGCAGCGCGTGGATGACGGCCTCGCCCAGCGCACCCTTGCCAATGGCGGTGATGGCGGACTCGATGGCGATGGTGATGAGTTCTCCGATCGCGAAGCCCTCACCTTTGGCCTGCGCGGTCGCGGCCTGCATGCGGACGTCGCGGAAGACCGCGATGAGTTCGGGGTAGTTCTCGAGCAGCGTGGCGATGCTCTTGGATGAGAAGCCGTAGACCCGGACAGGCTCGTTGTCTCCGAGCGTCACGAGGGTCGATGGCGTGGAAAGTGCCTTGAGTGTGGACATTGGGTGTCTCCTTGAGTCCTTTGGATATGAAGAAAGGGGAGGCCCTGAGAGCCTCCCCAAGGATTCATCAGGCGGCGAGAGTGGTCTCGTAGCCGAACGCGTATTCGTCGACGTCGCCCATGGCCAGAGCCTGCACGGTGTCGATCTGGAGGGTCCCCTCGATCTCGATGCCGGCACGCTCGGTTCCGATGTAGCCGCGGCCACCCGTCGGGGTCAGGCGCGCAGCCCAGAGGCGGAGGTAGACCTTCTCGCCCTTGAGCGAGTTCGACACGTGGATGATCTCGGCCTGCAGGTCGGGATTGCCGCCAACGCCCGTCTTGAGCCGCTTGCTGGTCTCGGCGATCGCTGCAGCGTCGAAGGTGATCTCGAGAGCCTCGAAATCCTTCAGCGGCTGGAACATGCCGGAGCGTGCGTCGATGAGGTAGTCCGTGCCGAGGACGAAGGTCTCGGGGCTGGAGGCTGCGCCATCCGTCACCACGACGTTGGACACGTCGAAGCGGCCGAGCGAGTACACCTGGTTGGCGACCGCGTCGGTGAGTTCGAGGACGACCGCGGTTCCGGCCGCCTGCGTCAGCACGCCGTTCGAACCCATGACCGCCAGAGCGCGGTTGCGGTTCGTGTGCTGCATCAGCGTGAACGACACGGTGGCGTTGATTTCCGTCACCTGGCTGTCGGACGTGCGGGCAACGCCGAAACGGTTGTCCTTGCGCTCGTCACGCGTGACTTCGACGTTCAACGTGAACGCGTCGGAGTCGCCGAGTTCCTCGAAGTAGTCGTTGCCGGCGAACTTTGCGAAGATGAAGCCCTTCGGGATGACGTACTGACCCTGAATTGCGTTGATGTTCATGAGATGCTCCTGTGGGTTGTGGAGTGGTTAGGGATCGGTCGGATCGAACTCGAAGGGGAGCGCGATGACCATCTGGAACGCCGCGACCTTGGCCGCGCCGGGGTTTTTCGGGATTCGGAAGGATGACTCCTCGATCCTGAGACCGATCGAGTTCTCCGCCAGAAGCTGCCGCAGTTGCGGATCAGTCCAGAGCGTCTGCAGCGTCCTCGCATAGAGGCCGTTGATCAGCGTTCCGGGGTTTCCAGCGCCGCCCTGGATGCCGCCCCAGATCTCCATGACCATCGTCATCGGAAACACGGGGTTGCGCTGCCAGGACTGCGGCCTGTCCGTCTCCCCCACGACGTCGCCGTCGAAGAAGAGCAGGCAGGTCCTCACGCTGTCGTCCACGTCGTCCTGTCGGTTCCTCTCGGTCAGCTCGACGTCGGGGACGCGTTCCAGGGCGGCGAAGACGGCGCTAAGGACTCGTTCACGGAATGAATCCATGTCAGGCCTCCTTCAGCACGCAGGCCCACTCGCCCGATCCCGGCCGGCCCTTCTGGGCCGAGGACGAGATGCGGTAGGTCCTGTCGCCGCCGTCTGCTGGCAGCGTCACCGTCCAGCCCGTGGGCTTTTCGGGAACCTCCGACTGGCGCATGAGGATGACGGCCTCCTCGACGTTGATCGCGCGGGGGAGAACGGTGGTGGCGCCGCTGTATCCTCTGACCGCCGTGATGTTGGTTCCATCGCGGTGATCGAGGATGCTGACGGTGCGGGTCGAGCCGTCCTTGAGAGTGAACTCGGCGGCGATTGCCCATGCCGCGTAGGTCGGCGCAAGCAGGAGAGCGTCCATGTCAAACATCAGAGCTCTCCATCAGTTGCAGTCCGCCCACGACGTGCCGTTGAAGACGCGCAGCTTGTGGGTGGACGTGTCGTAGTAGACGAGGCCTTCGACCCATGCGACATCGGTGGGAGTGCCGCTGCGGGCCAGAATGGCGACCGTCTGCTTGTTGACCGTCAGCGCGCCGAAGATGTTCACGTAGTCGTTGGCTCCCGCCCCCGCCCCGCGCTCGGCGTACTTCAGCGTTGTGTCCGCGTGGCGGGTTCCGGTGAAGTTCGTCGTTGACACGGGAGCGTTGACCGTGATGTCGAGGTCGTTTCCACCATCATTTCCGAAAGCGATGACTGCGGCCGGGGTGCAGGTCAGCACGAGGCTGATCTTGTTTCCCTTGCAGACCGTCCCCGTCTCACCGATCTGCAGACCCTTGATGGACTCGGTTCCGTATTGGATGCCGCGACCCTGGATGAAGCACTCGGATCCGATCTGCTTGAGCAGTCCTCCGCCCGAAGCCGCGTCATCGAGGACGAGGTCGGTGATGGAGATGGCGTTTCCTCGGTTGGTGACACACCATTCCGGAAAGGCTCCCCAGACGTGCAGTGACGTGAACTGGGTTCCGCCGCTGCGCGTCCCGATCTCGAAGCTGCTGCTTCCAGACAGGAACGACTGGTTGTGCCTCGCCATGGCGACGATCATCCTGGAGACTTGCGAATCGTGCGGGCCGTCGAAGATGGGCGTTCCCTTCACGAACTGGACGAACAGGCCGTCGATCAAGGACTCCATGACCGAGTCGGTCGTATCGTCGTCCCAGGCAGCCGATGTCGTTCCCCAGCGCGAATAGAAGCCGCCGGCAGGGCAGTATTCGATGTCGACGTTTCGGATCACATAGGCGCGGCCGTAGATCCTCAGGCACCATCCTGTAGCCGAAGCATTGGAGGCGTTATCCTTGTCGCCGTGGAGCGTCATGTCCTCGACGGAGAAGCGGTTGGGTCCGCCAGCCGTGTCTCCGGCGTTGAGCGTGTCAAAATCCTGCGTCTTGAACATGTCGCCGAGGTATGCGGCAAGGCGCTTGACGTACGTCACGCGTCGTCCGACGCCCTTGTGTCCAATCCGACTCTTGACGGTCACTTCTGCACCGACAAAGTAGGTTCCGGCGCTGTAGTTGATGACCCCGCCGCCCATGGCGACGAGGTAGGTCGTCGCGTTGTTGATGGCCGTCGCGTTGTTGAAGGCGGCCTCCGGCTTGCCTCCGAACTGCGCCACGTGGACTTCTCCCGTGAACGACAGCTCCCACCACGCCCCGTCCGCGCCCTGGAACTTGCCAGCGTGCGAGGGCTGGGAGCCAACTCGCTTGAAGAGACCAGATCCGCCGTCTCCGGGAGCGTAGTATCCGCCGACCCTGATGGCGTTGATCGTCCCGGGAATCGTGACCGACCCCATGCCGAGAACGTAGTAATTCGAGCCGTCCAGGCCGTCTGCTCCCTTGGCTCCGGCATCACCCTTGTCGCCCTTGGCTCCGGGATCACCCTTCAGCGAGGAGATCCATTGCACCTCGGTGCCAAGGAAACCGCCGTCAACGGCAAGCTGGTATGCCGATTTTCCGCCAAGTCCGTCAGATCCATCGGTACCGTCAACTCCAGGAGTACCGTCAGCTCCGTGGAGGCTTTCCAGCCATTCCGCAAGCGTTCCCTCGAATCCTTGCTGGACCGCGAGCTGGTATGCACTCTTCCCCGCAGGGCCGGGCGAACCGTCTCCTCCGCCACCGGAAGCCGTGCCTCCGATGGGTGTGGGTAGTACAAAACTTGGCATGATCACTCCATCAGTTGCAGTCCGCCCAGCCCGTCCCGTTAAAGACGCGCAGCTTATGGGTGGAGGTGTCGTAGTAGACGAGGCCCTCGGCCCATGCGACATCGGTCGGCGTGCCTGATCTCGGCTGCACCTGGATCGTTTGCTTGTTGACCGTGAGCGCCCCGAAGACCGACAGGAAATCGTTCGCACCAGCACCCGCTCCCCTCTCCGTATAGGTGAAGGTCGTCGAGGCATGTCGCGTGCCGGCCGTGTTGGTGGTCGCCGCATAGGCGGTGACGGTCACCGCGACGTCGTTGCCACCGTCGTTCGAGAAGTCCACCACGACCGCCGGAACCGAGGTCAGGAGCAGGGTGATCCTGTTCCGAGCCGCTTGCGTTCCGCCGTTCTGGCCGATCTGGATGCCCTTGATCGAGTCCGCGCCGTACTGAACGCCGCGGCCTGTGATCAGGCAGTCCGACCCGAGTTGTTTCAGCAATCCGCCGCCCGGCCGCGCATCGTCGAGGATGAGGTCGGCGATGGAGATGGCCTGGGCGTAGTTGGTGACGCACCACTCGGGACTGTCGCCCCAGCAGTGGAGCTGAGAGAACTGCGTTCCCGAGGCGCGCTGCGCGATGACGAACGTGGACGACCCTGCCAGAGCGGCCTGATTGTGCCGCGACATCGACACCAGCATCCTGCCGATTTGGGAATCGTGGGGACCGTCGAAAACAGGTGCCCCCTTCGAGAACTGGACGAAAAACTTGTCGATGAAGCACTCGCCGGCGCTGTCGGTGTTGTCATTGTCCCATGCGGGAGCGACCGAACCCCATGCCGAGCGGAAACTTCCAGCCGGGCAGTATTCGCTGTCCACATCGTCGATGAGGTAGGCTCGGCCGTAGATCGAGATGTTCCAGCCCGTCGCGCTGGTGTTGTAGTCCTTCCGCCCGTCGATGGTCAGGTTCATCAGGCCGAAGCGGTTTGGACCGTCGGCGCTGTCACCCAGCGAAAGCGTGTCGTAGTCCTGGGTCTTGAGCATGTCGAGCAGATAGCCCGTCTTGCGCTTGATCCAGGAGACACGCCGTCCCGCGCCGCGGATCACGACGCGGCTCTTCAGCGTGACCTCGGCTCCAATCCAGAACTGGCCTGGATTGAGGTCTAGGAAGCCGCCGCCCTTGGCGACGAGGAAGTCGGTTGCGGCATTGAGTGCCGGCGCGCTGTCGAAGGTCGATGTGGTGTCGGGCTTGGCTCCGAACGACGCCGCGTTGACGTACATCGTGTAGGTCAGCTCCCACCACGCCCCGTCCGCGGACTGGAACTTGCCGGAGTGGGACGGCTGCGACGCCACGCGCTTGTAGAGGGCGGATCCGCCATCTCCAGCCTCGTAGTATCCGCCTACCCGAATGGCGTTGATCGTTCCCGGGATCGTCACCGACCCCATGCCGAGGACGTAGTAGTTCGACCCGTCGAGACCGTCGGCCCCTTTGGCTCCGGTATCACCCTTGTCGCCCTTGGCGCCGGGATCGCCCTTCAGCGAAAGGATCCAAGCCGACTCGCTACCAAGGAATCCCTGGTCAACCGCGATCTGGTATGCCGACTTGCCATCGAGTCCTGCGTCCCCGCCGGATCCGTCAACACCGTCAGCTCCATCGGAGCCTTGGAGGCTTTCCAGCCATTCCGCAAGCGTCCCTGCGAATCCTTGCTGGACTGCAAGCTGGTAGGCACTCTTTCCGGCGGGACCGGGCGATCCCTCGCCACCGCCACCACCTCCCGTTCCGCCGATAGGCGTCGGTAATACAAACTGGGGCATGAATTCACTCCTGAGGAGAGAGGGTCAGTTCCTCGGCGGTCGTTGTGTCCACCGGATCTCCCGGTTGAAACCCGGTGTCGGAGGCGATCCTGAATGCGCGGAACGTGTCCGCGGGATAGGCCTCCGACACCGTTTCCGACTGGTCAGCCGAGTGATAGGCCCAGACTTTTCCCGGGGTGCTCCGGCGGATAACGATGATCGTCGTCAGAGCCATGTAACCACCTCCAATCATCGTCTGATGAAGCTGTTCGAGTTTCCGAGGGTATTGATCGCCGGAGAGGAGGTGCCTATAGCAAGGTTGGAAACTCCGTAGAGCATCACATGGGCATTGCTGTCCGCGAGAACGTCAGTGGATACATTCGATAGGATGCCACCGTTGGGATGGTAGTATCTGCTCTGCTCGGACACCTGCACTCCGTAGCCGCCGTTGCCTGAAATGAACGACGGCCTCGCAAAGCCGCCGTTGCCAGCCCTCGAGATGGAGAATCCGAACAGGCCGATACCGCCCGAGGAAAGATTCTTGCCGTTGCCTGTAGAATACAGGGGCATGAAGTTCGACTCCGATCCATTGAACTGGATCACGCCAAACGACGCGCTGCACGATACCGCCACCCCTCCGGTAAAGAACGAGTGATGCCTGAGAGACACGCCCCAGAACCATGCGCCGAAGGCAAGAGAGCACGATCTCGTAGTCGACAGACCATCGTACATCGGAGTTCTAATCTCCGAATCGTACAGGTCGATTCCAAGGTGGCCGTCAACCGCGGTGTATCCTCCATCGAGCGCCCCGCCGATGACACCAAGGTCTTCGAGATCTGGACACTTGACCCGGTTGGCATTGATCCATTTCGCCGGCGATCCGCTAATGGTCGCTGGGATTTTGAAGGTCGTCGTGAACACGGTCAGACGCCATGTGTTCGCGTCATTGCCGTGCTGCCCGATAAATGCCACCTGACCCCAGATCCTGAGCGTCACCGTCGTGGAAGTGGTGGACACCACGGGCCAGTAGCCGACGAGCTTAGTCTTGTCGGCGTGGTTCAAAATGACACCAGCCTCAAGGAGCGCCCATCCGGCCGCCGCAGCCGCCGTGGCGACATCCGACGGCACGGTCAGGGTGATCGTGTACCCGGTGCCAACGGATCCGGCCATGTTGGAAAGGTTTGTGACGATTCCAGAGACAGGAGCAGCCCCCTTGATCTTAACGCGGGAGTAGTCCTTGGAAGCCCAGAAAAACCTTTCTGTCAGTGGCGAAGACGCGCCGGCAACCGGGAGCTGGATCGTGAAAATGGCATTGCCAACGACAAGGCCACCAGCAGCATCATATGCGTCCAGAGCGGCCTGAACCGTTGCGTAGTCCCCGGGGACGTTGACCAAGGCCGGAAGGAATGCACTGGTGCCGCTTGCGCCAGTATCACCCTTGTCGCCCTTGTCGCCTTTGGCACCAGCAGCGCCCTTGAGAGAGTTCAGCCAGTCCGAAGCGCTTCCGCCGAACCCGAGGCCGACAGCAACCTGATAGGCCGAAAGGCCGTCAGCACCAGTCGCGCCGTCGTCTCCGTCAGCACCGTTCGTTCCATCTATGCCATCGACACCATTCTGGCCGTCAGCACCGTCGACGCCGTCCTCGCCCTGAAGCGAAGCCAGCCACTCGTCCAGCGTCCCGGTGAAGCCCCGATCCACTGCAAGCTGGTATGCGGATTTTCCGGCTGGACCCGCAGGCCCCTCCCCGCCACTGCCTCCGCCGATCCCGCCAATGGGTGTGGGAAGCACGAATTTCATGGATCAATACTCCCAGATGTCGATCTCGAAGGACGTGTCTTCTTCGAGTCCGGAGACCTTGAGGGGAATGTCGCGGTCGTCGAGGACTGAGAAGCCCTCAACGACGTTGGGAAGGATTCGGCTAACGCCGACATCCGCGGGGCCGTATAGACGGGCCACCGTCGCGGACGGGACGAAAGCAATTCTGATGGCGCTGGTCTCGGGGAGCAGCGTGTGCGTCAGCACGAGGTCGGAACCGGAGACATCGAAGGAGTCTCTGGACAGTCCCGTGTGCTTGCGGGGAAAGGGCGGGAGACCGAGACCCTCGTCATTGTGATCCTCGGCTGTGCGGATCCTGCCAATCATGGTGTGGCCTCCTGAAAGTGTTCGAAAGATAGGGGGAGAGAGGGGCCGAAGCCCCGCTCATTAGGCTTCTGCGACGACCGGACGACCGAGACGGACTTCGACGAGGCCGTTGACGGAGGCGGAGACTGCGTAGCCGATGGCGAAGAGGCCCGTGGCCTTGGTCTTCGTGACGACTTTGGTCGTGTTGTTGAAGTAGACGATGTCGCCGACGGCGATCGCGCTGCCAGTGGAAGGCAGTTCGAATACCTTGGTGACGGCGAGCTGGTTGACTTCGCCTTCGGCGGTCGTCAGGACGGCGATGCCGAAGAGGCCGCCGATGACGTAGCCCGTTCCAGCGACATAGCCGCCAGCCGGGGTGACAACGGCGATGACTTCGCCGGGTGCAATGAAGTTCTTCATGGGTGTTTCTCCTGGGAAACGAAGGATTGGATGAGGTGCTTCTGGCGGTCGGAGGAGGATCCGAAGACCCTCCTCAAGGACTCGTTACGAGCGCGGAACCTTGTACAGGCCCTTGTCGTCGACGATGCCGACGCCGAAGTCATGGACCACACGCAGTTCCATGCCGAGAATGTCCCAGCCTTCCTTCGTGTCGACCTTCGGGCCTTCGCCACCGTAGTAGCCGTAGACCAGCGCTTCGGTACCATCGACGCCAGCGTACCAGGCGTTGTGCGACGCGAGGTTCTGGTCAGCGATGATGCTGAACTTTCCAGCGAAGACGTTCACATCGCCCGTCTGGGCGGCGTAGATCGCGGACTGGAGCTTCTCAGCGTCCGTCTGCAGGTCCGGGGAGACGAGCAGGTAGCGGAGCTGGAAGTTCAGCGGGATGCCGTCCGACTCGTGGGCTGCGAGAGCCGCGCGGATGACCGACAGGGCAGCCGCATCCGGAGACGCGATGATCGAACCGTGAAGGTTCTTATGGTTCGCGTGGAAGACGGCGGTGTTGTCGTACTTCATCTTCGGGTTGGACTTGATGAGGTCGTACGCAGCCTTGTTCTCGCTGGCGGCGATGCGGCGGCCCAGCTTCGAGAAGTGCTGAGTCAGGTAGCCCGTCGAGTCGTTGACGAGCAGGTTGCGGGTGAAGGCAATCTTCAGGCCTTCGGTCTTCACGCGGGCCGTCTCCAGCTTCGCGTCGTCGATCGTGCCGGACTGGATCTCTCCGCCTTCACCGAGCGGCTTCAGGCTCGGGAACTCCGAACCGCGCATGAACTCGTGATCGCGGAAGTCCGAGAACGAGATCTGACGGCCGATCTGGCGGAAGGTCGGAGCCGCGGCGGCGTAGTCGGCCTGCAGCGTGCGGTGCATGGCGTTCGACAGCATGACCGCGAAATCCGACGTCGAGTGCAGGGCGCGCTCGGCCAGCTTCAGCTTGTCGAAGATCGGCTTCTCCCCACGGGCGACGAGGATCTCGTGGTAGCCGTCGAGCATGGAGCGGCCCATGAATTCGAGTGCCTTGCCTTCGGCGCGGACGGCCGAGGTGACCTTGGCGGCCAGCGAGTCTTCGAATGCGCGGACGAGAACGTCCGGGGCGTCGTAGGAATGGCCGACCTGGATCTGCGAGCTGGTCTGCGTTGCGGCAGAACGTTCGCCCATGAGGCGCAGCACTTCGAGGCCGGCTTCGGCTTCGGAGAGGCCGCGGGCGACCATGTCTTCGGCCACGGAGGCGTCGACGCGGCCGTTGGCCAGGGTGCGGATTGCAAGGCCGCGCTTGCGGTCTTCGTCGAGCCTGCGGGCGACGAGCGCCTCGATGTCGGCCTGCGAAGGAGCGACGGCCGGAGCCGCGCGGTTCTGATCGACAGGAGCGGTTTCAACAGCGCCGTCGATGTTGGTCTTGATGGTCATGTGTTCAACTCCTGTGGATTCTGAACGGTTGGTGATGAGTTGGCAGGGGTAAGCCGATACGTCATCGTCCGAGCGGACGATGGTTGCCGCAGCATCGGCGGGGATGCTGACCAGGGAGACCTCGAAGGGTTCCCAGTCGGTGGCGGTGAGGACGGGGATTTTCCCGTCTTCCTTGCGCTCCTCGAGAGCGTGGATCCGGTAGCCGACGGATACCGATCCGATGATCCCCTGCCGAAGCTTGTTGAGGATCGCGTCCGCCTCGGGCGTTCCGGTCTCCATTCTGAACTGGACGTAGGCGTTGCCGCCCTCGAGCCAGTGCTTCTCGATCACGCCGAAGGTGTTCCTGACACCGCGTTCGTGGTCGAGAAGGATGGGCATCGTCCCTGAGTCGAGACGCTGCGTGCGGATATGCTCCTTCTTGACCGAGAGGACCTCGTTGAAGTCCCCGTAGTCCCAGTTCCAGCGGCGGACGCTGGCTCCGGTCGAGTAGCAAGCCGTGAAGACGTTGCTTTCCTCTCCTTCCGCCGCCGCGACCGGGGTGACCGGAGCTTCGCGGTGGACGGTGGAGAGATGCAGATTGCGGAGCAGGTCCGTCATGCCGTGGCCTTTCTGCGATCACCCGGCTTGGTCGGCGGGGGATCGTCTTCTTCGTCTGTTGCGGTTGCGGTTGCGGCCTTGGCCGCCTGCGCGGTGAGCGTCTGCAGGAACGGGTGCTTGGCTTCGTCACCGAAGGTCGTCTTCAGCAGATCGACCTCCTCCTTCAGCCGCGCCCAGTGTTCCGCCGGATCCTTGCCGCGTGCCGTCAGCTTCTCGGACATTGTGTCCATGCCCATTTCGATGTCCTGCTTCTCGGCCTGACCGTCCTTGAGGGGGTCGACCGTGTCCGGAGGGTCGAATGAGATCTCGGCCTTGTGGGTGGCGCTGCGCCAGTGTCCGGCGAGGTAGCCGATCTCCGCGAACCATGCGGCGACCTTCATCGCAGCGGGATCGAGGATCTGCGACTGCTTCTGCCTAACGCCGCGGTTGAACTCGATCTTGCCAGCCCTGAGGGACGAGTAGTTCGCGCCCGTCAGGTCGCTATAGGCCTGGTCGTAGGTCAGTCCGCACCCGATAGCGATGAAACGGATGAGGGTCTGGGTCAGCACCGAGTGGCCGGACGAGTTCGAAGGATTCAGAGCCGTCACGGTGTCGCCCGGGCGGCCGTAGCGGATGATGCCGGGCGAGAGTTCCTCGCCGTCCTCGATCACGTCCGTCTGCGCGCCGGATCCGGTGGGATCGGGTGCAGCCGTCGTCGAAGGATTTGCGCTGTTGATGATGACCGAGAAGCAGGCCTCGATCTTCGCTTTCATGCGGAGCGCGGCGAAATACTCGGCCAGATCCTGCATGGTGTCGAGGACGGCATGGAACCACGTCACCCCGCGGCTGCCGCGGTCAGGCTCGTAGAGATGGATGATCTCGTCGGCCGGAACGCGCTTCGACTGGAAGCCCGCGCGGTTCCATAAGGAGCGTTCGCCCGGGTGGTTGTCGAAGAGCCAGTAAGCGACACGGACGTCGGGGAAGTCCTTGTCGAACTCGATGCCCATCACGATCGGGTTGCCGTTCGTCCAAGTCTCGCTCTTCGTCTCGTCGAGGAAGTCGGCTTCGAGAAGCTGCAGCTTCAGCGGCAGCTTCATCTTCTTGAAGTCGGGATGGTTCTGAGAAACCACGATCTTGCGGATCAGCGCCTCGCCGTCGCGCACCATGAAGCGGCTTGCACGGGTGAAGAAGCCGTCGCCGTCCGACACACCCGTCGAGTCGAGCAGGGTCGAGTGGAACCACTCGTTGAACAGTTCGTTCTGGCGCTTGGCCGCGACCTTGCCGCCCTCGGAGGTCGGGAAGAACGTCGTGGTGAAGCCGTCACCGATGAGGTGGTGCGTCCACAGCGATGAGATGCGCTTGGCGAGGCCATTGTCACGGTCCTGCTGCCGTGCGCGGTTGCGTGCGCGCACCATGTAGCGGTGAAGCAGTTCGTTTCCGCCGGCCGATGTGACCTGGCGCTCGTCGCGGTGTCTCGAATGCTGTCCGGCGGCGAACCGCTTCTGCTCGGCCCTGCGGAAGGTCAGCGCTGCGCGTGCGTCCGCCCGTCTCAGGCCGCTCTCGGGGTTGACGAACGCGATGGCCTTGTCGATGAAGTTCATCTGGTCACCTCTATTCGTTCCGGAACCGGACTTTGACGTTGTAGGACGTCGGCCTGTTGGCCAGAGAGGCCTTCAACCACGCGAGACGGTCGCGCATGGAGTCGTAGGTGTCGTAGGTGATCATCCGACCACCCTCCATTACCTGCTTGACCCCGGAGGCCATGGCTCGCTCGAGGTTGTCGACGTCTGCTTGCGTGATCGCCATCGTGAGGCTCCTTATCGTTCGCCGCCGTATAGCCACGAGGACTTCGGCTTCTTGCGCTTCTGCGTGGTTGCGGCCGGAGCCTCGGCCAGTGCGTCCTCCTCGTCGGGCTTCTGCGAGACCGACGGGCTTTCCTCTTCGAGAGTGACAGCGCCGGGCAGTCCGTAGACGGCTTCGAGCCGGTCCCACTCGTCTTCAGTCCAGCGTTCGGCGCCTCGGTGGATGAGAGCGGCCTTGGCGTAGTTCATGCAGTCCATGAACTCGTTCGGGCCGGTCGGCTTCCACTCGCTCTTCTCCGCGATCCACTGCTCGGAAACGAGTTCCTTCAGCGTCCCGAGATCGAGCCATGTCGGCAGATGCACGTATCCGTCGGGATACCTGCGATGCTCCGGCTCCTCGGCGTTCGGATCGGGCTTGTCGAGGGCGAGGTCGTGGTAGAGTTCCAGCTTCAGTCCGTGACCGCCGATGAGATGGACTCGGACGTTCTCGTTCTTCGTCTGCTTGTTCGAGCGGTGCTGCAGTTCCATCGCCTGGGATGCCGAGATCGGCGGAGCGTTGAGGTTCGGCGACCCCTTGACCGGGATCATCCAGTCAAGGCCCATCCTCAGGCAGAACTGGTAGGCTGCGCGGGTGGCGTAGCCCATGTCGACCGCGCCGCGCTCGATGGTCATCATCGAGGTGCCGTTCTCATGCGGGAACTTGGAGCGAACGAACGTCTCCATCTTGTCCCACGTCTTGCGAACGAACGGATCCCCTTCGACTTCGTGATGGTCGACCAGCCAGCGCTGACCGCCGCGCCCGTGGGCAATGACGAAGCACTCGATGCGGCCGATGCCGGCACCCTGAACGTCGATGCCGCAGGTGAGTACGCAGCCGCCGTAGGGAACCCATCCCTTCTTCCACTCCTCGCGGCGGTCTGAGAGCCGCTGCCAGTCGGGAACGTCCCCCTTGACCCGCCAGACGTCGCCCAGCGTCGTGTTGATGAACGTCTTGTGCTTGACCGGAGACTTGTAGGTCTCGAGGAACTTCCTGGCGAGCAGCGGCCATTCCGCACCAGGCTGGAGCGAATAGAGCGCATGGACGTGGAAGCCGGCGTGTCCGTGCTTGGTGTAGGCGTCGGGATTCTCGGGAATCCAGAGGCCGTTCTGAAGCGCCCACAGCTTGGACGATTCCTGCATCCGGCAGCCGTTGACGCACTGGTACCAGTATTCTGTCGGATCCTTGAAGGGGAACCACCGCAGACCCGGCTTGTCGTCCTCGCCGCTGCCCCACACCAGCTTCTGCTTTGCCCCGCAGTGTTCGCAGGGGACGTGGTAGTAGCGCTGGTCGCTTTCCAGGAACCGCGGGTGGATCTTCGAGATCAGTTCGTCGGTGGGCGTCGATCCGGCGATGTCCTTCGGGTCGAAAGCCTGCATCAGGCGTTCCGCGAAGAGCATGAGCTGGTCGCCCTCGTCTCCGGCGGATACGGGCCAGCCGTCAACCTCGTCCGAGATGATCGCGTCGCCGTCCTTGTCGCGGAAGCCGCCAGGGCTGTTGGCACCGATGGCCTTGAGCGAACCGCCCGGAACGAACTTCTCCAGCGTCGTGTCGGTCGCGGACTTCCTCGATGAGGCAGCCTCCGCGGCGGCGAGTTCCTTGAACACGTCCCAGCCGAGCATTGCGGCGACGTGTTCCTTCATGAACGCCTTGGAGTCTTCGATGGTCGGGCGCGCCATGATGAGGTTGCCCGGCTCGTGCGCGAGGCGGTAGCCCATGTAGGCGAGCAGGATCTGCGTGTAGCCGACGCGGGTGGACTTCTGCACCGTGACCTTGCGGGTCAGCGGATGGTTGAGGATGTCCAGCATCTCGATCTGGAACGGCCACGGGTAGTACCTTGACCCGTCCTTCAGTCGGGCGTGTTCCCTCGCCCATTCGCTGATACGGAGACGTTCCGGCGGCTTGATGATCGCGAAAGACTTGCGGAGGTCGATCGCCACCTTGTCGCATCCGACGAACAGCCGCTCCAGATCCGGATCAGGCTTCGTCGAGTTCGATTTCGTCTGCGTCCGCTTCCCTGCCGATGCTTTCGACCGGGGTCGATGCGAGTTCGCTGAGGGCTTCGTTGATGATGTCATCGAGATACTCCCTCGACTTCACCGGATCCGAGATCTTCGCCAGCGAGGGCGCGTGCTTCTTCGGGATCTTCAGCAGCACCGTCCGGACGCGCATGAACGCGGCGGAGACGGCAAGCCTCATGACGGCGCGTTCGACAAGCTGGCCGAGCGTCTTGCGGCGCTTGATCCGCGCCAGAAGGATCTGCTCCTGCCGGAGAAGCGCCAGTTGCACGTCGGGATCCTTGCTCTCGTCCAGCGGCTCGTCGTCCTCCTTCTCGGAGCGTCCGGCGGCGGCTGCGCGCAGGTGCAGGATGTAGGCCTCGCGGCACTTGTCGAGGTCGTCGGTGGTCAGGTTGGCGCGGTCGATGTCGCCTGCAAGGACACCGCGTTCGAAAAGTTCGCGCACAGAGCGAGAACCGCGTTCGAGGCAGAGATGCTTGGCCAGCGCCTCCTGGGTGATTTTTTTCGGCCTTGAAGCCGATTTTGTCGGTTTTTCTCGACTTTCATCGGTCATCGCCAGCCTCCGAATGCAACCGCAAGCGGCGGCGGCTCCCCCTATGCGATTTTTCCCAAAAATTCTGAAAGCCCGGGCAAAGCCACCCGTGTAGCATTTTGCGGACGGGGAAGAACCTATCGTTTACAAAGCCTTGCAATTGCGTGTGTTTGTCCACGAATTGTCGCGTTCGTCGAGGCTCGACGCTACTGCGCGCATGATGCCCACGATGCCAGGGTGGCAAGGGATGGGGCGACTGGCCGAGGGTGCGGCGAGGAGACGTCGCGCACGCCGTGCCGGCCAGCCTATCCAGCCACCACCCCGAGGGGGAGGGGCCAGAACGCAAACGCCCCGGGCGTGTGACCCGGGGCGCAATTCGTGCTTGTACTCAAAGGCTGGTCTTCGTGGCCGAACGGTTCAAGGAGAAAATGCGGTCGGCCTGTGGAATTGCCGAATCCTGCAGGGTGAGTATCAGGATACCCCACGGATTCATGCCCCTACAGTGCGTCTGAAGGGGCGGGGCATATCCGAGTGCCTCCCAGCAGGCCTTGCGTTCCCTGCCCTCCACTCCGGCTTTGGCGGGGGTTCGAGTCCGCAGCGTCGGTTTCGATGTCGAAGATGCGCCAGTCCTGCGCCATGCGCCGCCCGATCGGTGCCTGGCACGGTGCGGCCGGCGAGCGCGTGGCCTGAAACGCAAAAAGCCCCTGAGGGGGTCCTCAGGGGCTTTGGTGTGGGCGGGTGGTGCGGTTACTTGACCGGGCCTAGAAAGCCGAGTTCGGGCATGTCGGTCGGTGCGCCGACTTCCTCCATCGGAACCTCCCCGGGCCGCTTCTCGATCTTGGAGGGATCGCCGTAGCGGCTTCCGCCGGCGTAGGGGTTGCACTCGTATGTGTATGTTGTTCCCTTGTTCGCCAGCTTCCAGCGCTCCTCACCCATCCGGGTACAGGTGGCCAGTCCTTCCTCAGACAGTTCGGCGTCGTCGATCCAGGTCGTGGAGACCATGCAGGTCGGGTGGTCGGGGGTCGGTGCGCCAGGAGGGCAGATCGAGGTCAGGAGAGCGTAGCCGACCTTGAGGACGAATGCTTGCGTGTAGAGTTCCATGATGCGAATCCTTCTGTCATGGCGGTTCCGGATGCCGTCCGGTCGGACACCTCTTTGTTGGGTGTGTTTACATAGTGTAAGTCTGCATGGAGAAAGTCAAACGCCGGCGGAAATTCCGGCAAAGAAAAAGCCCCGGGCGGTGAGGCCACGGGGCTTTTGTCAGAGGTAGACGATCCAGGGCTGGCCGTTGTCGCGGTCACCCCATGCAATCCTTCGCCCCTGCCGATCCTGAGCGATCAGGTTGGGCCAGTCGGGAGCGGTCTCGAAGTCTCCGTTGCCGGCCGCTTTCCGTGCCGCCTTGGCAATCAGGACTTCATCGGACGGGTCGGTCATCCGGCCCTTGGCGAAGTGAAGGAGGACGCTGAGGTCGTTGATCTCGCATCCCGTCCAGAGCGTGATGTCGCGCAGGGCGCTTTTGAATTCTCGGCTCATGTCATCCTCCTCAGTCCAGGTCTTCGCCGTTTGCTCGGGCCTGCCACGTCTGAGCCACTCCCATGGCATATGCGGCATAATGATGCTCGGTCATGACGCGGTAGACATACATGTCATCGCCGTCCTGCGTCCTCTCGCGGAGTGGCCACACTCTCAGGCCGCGAGGAAGGACGCCGCGGCCGATCAGCGTCTGAGCGCATTCCCGGATGTAGTCCCGTGACCCCCAGATTTGCGGCGCTTGCTGCTGAATCCAGTCTACGATGTCCTGAGCCTCATCACAAAGATCGCGCGCCATGAAACCGTCGAGGAGCCTCAGCTTCTCGATGAGTTCGGTCTTCATCACCGCTCTCTGTGCCGCAACGCGCAGCGCGCGCTCGGCGGGGGTATCTGTCAGAAATCCCATTTCTTCTCTCCAGTTGCCGGATGCCGTCCAGGGGCGGGATCGTCGAAGCCGATCTATGACCCCTCCACGGTGTTCGGGAGGGGTCAGGGCTGGGCTTCATGAGCGGATCCGGGTCAGTTCGAACCCGGCTGCGGCCGCGTCCTGCCGCAGGATCTCGAGGTAGACCCTTTCGAGCCTCTCGAGTGCTTCCTCTGGCGGCTGCCGGACATCCGACGGGGCGCGCCATGCGGCAACCGACCGGAGAGATCGTCCGACACGCGAGGCGATCTCTCCGTTTTCGAGTCGGGTGCGTTCCGCGAGTTGGGCAAAGCGCCGCTTGCGATCGTTCATTGTCTCTCCTATTTTCACCAGATCATGTCCCGAAGATATCGGGGCAGGCTTTCGACCTTCACGGCCTTGTAGCTCGGTCGGTCGCTCTCGTTGTGTGCGAGGTGGTAGCGATCGTTGTCGTAGTCCCTAATGAGGTCTTTCGCCCCTCCGCGGGACATCAGGATCATCGGCCGTCCTCGGCCATCCGAGACAAGGCTCCTTGTCGTTTCCGGGCCGTACCATTCGCGGGTCTCGACGACGGCGTAGCCGTTCGGGAAGGTGTCGGTCAGTGCGTTCATTTGTGTCTCTCCAGACTGTTCCGGGGTTCTTCCCCGAGGGCGGCTAGCCCCCTGAGGCCATCGTGTGGATGAACTCAGGGAGACAGTCGCCTGTCTCGTTCTCTGGCATCCCCGTCCGCCGCAGTCCTGCGTGGAGATCAGGCGATGGAGGCTCCGTCCGGCTTGTCAAACAACTCAGTCCCTGCGGCCTGCATTCCCGGAAGGGATGATGGATTGAGTCCTTCGTTCGCTTCCGATGACTAGAGAATGCGATGTGTATCTGACCTACACAAGGCCCTCACGGTCATGTTCTTGCAGGATTCGATGACGAGTCCTTTCGATCAAACGATATGACTGGGTTGGTCAACTGACTTTTTTGAAGAAAGCCCCTCGATCCGGGCGCCGCTTGGCCTAAGGCCGCCGGCGGGATATGGTGGCCATGTCGAGAAGTGAGAGTCTCGACGATGCGGGGGACTGGCGGCTCCGTGGGTGTCCTTTCCCCTCGTTGAGCCGCCGGCGCACCCCACCCTTCCGACACATACACCTGGAAATGCCCGAGGGCGATAAGCGCAAAAGCACGGAAGCGCGCTTTCCTGCTTCCGTGCTTTCCATCTTTCAGTCTTTCAGTCTTCCGCGCTAGTCGGCTTCAGTCGCCGGATCGTCCGGCAACCCACCCCGGGAACCCGAACGGCTGGGATGCGCGGATCCCGTACTCCTCCCGGATCTCATACAGCTCGGCTTCGACCCTGCGGATGTCGGATTCGATGAGGCTCCGGCTGCGGAGGTGATAGAGGTCGTCGTTGAGTTCGGCAAGGGTCTCCAACGCGTTCACGATGCTCTCGTTGAACGGCCTGTCGGCGTATCGCAGAAGCTGTCCGAGGGCTTCCTCGGTGCGGCATTTCAGGGTATCCACGCCGAGTTCATCCTCTACCGCCTCCTCAAGGAATCGCTGCCACGGATAGACCTCCGCAAGCGGCTCCGCGGCGTCGAGCCACGCCCTGAAGTCGCTCGACAGATTCGAGGCTTCGGCGCTGAATGACGGGGGCGCTGTCTCGTGGCAGTACGAAGGGATGCCGATGTCGTCCCGCTTGCCCTCCACCGCCTCGCGCGCCGCGTAGTTCAGGAGCCGCTGCTCCAGAACGATCTGATTGCCAAGCACCTCTCGCATGTGGCTGGCGTTGTCGAACGTCACGAGCCTGTCGCCGATGATGGCCTTAGTGAGGCCGGCAATGATCGCGGACTTGAGGTTCTTGATGTTCTGGCCATAGTTCGCCAGCCTCGTCTGCGTGTCGGTCATGGTGTCTCCCTGGTGAAGGTGTATTCGCCGGAGCCGACCTCGATCCATTCGAGCGATCCGGCCGGCCGGACGTAGATCCTGCCCGGGAGCCTCCATTCATCGAGAACCCTCGGGCGCTGAAGGACGTCGGGCGGCACCTCGATGATGCCGCGGGACTTCAGCGTGGAAGCGCGCTTTTGCGCTTTTGCGCTAGTCGACATGTGCGCTTCCTCAGGCCGCTGCGGCCGCATCGAAGTCGGCCTCCGTGAGTTCATTCTCGAGACCGACCGCCAGCGAGGCCGACAGTTCCGCCTCGGATGCCGCCTCGGATGCCGCCTGGGAGAAGCCGCCGTCGATACGCGGGGCGTTCAGGGTCGAATAGCCGTTGGCCGTCAGCCAGCGCTTCACGAGGATGTTGGCGCGGCGCACCTTCGGATCGCGGGAGCGCTTGATCGCCGTCTGCGACAGCTTCGTGCGGTCTCCATCCAGCTTGTTCATGTTCGCCACGATGAACGCGATGGCCTCGCTGTCCGTCAGGCGCAGGGGCTGCACGGCGGCGGACTGGGGAAGGGTGGACACTTCGGCGGTGTGGATGTGGGATTCAGTGTTCATTGCGACGTCTCCTTCGCAGTGAGAGTTGATGATGGGGTGGTCTACTCTTCGCCGGATTCGTCCGGGAAGGATTCGATGACGGCCGACAGGATGCGGCCGGATGACTTCTGCTTCGCCCGGAGACCTCGCAGGTCCGCGTAGATGTCCAGGGCGTTGTTCACATGCTCCGTCACACGGTGTCGCGACAGGACGTGCGCCACGGCGATCTGACGGATGGACGTGCCGCCGGAGAAGTCCTCGGCGAATGTCGTCCGGATACCCTTGCGGCCGCATGCCCTGCGCCAGGCGGCGAGCCACTCGCGGGACTGGATGAGGCGTTCGAGCGGCAGGGGCTGGTTGTAGCCGCCGGAGCCCATCGCTCCAGCCGTCATGCCGATCCGGATCACGTCCAGACCCTTGGCTCCGACACCCTCCTCGAGAGCCTGGCGGATCAGGAGGCCGGCCGCTGCACGGTGCGGGTCGAGCGTCGGGGAGAGGAGAGGATCGGGTGAAAGCCGCCGGCGGGTCTCGGACGTGCCGCGGTCCAGCCTGTCATCGGCAGCCGAAGCACCGTTCTTCCGCTTGTTGCGCTTCGCCATGCCGTCCTTCGAATCTTGTTGTCGAAGGATTCGTGTCCGAATCCCTGTCCGACATGCCGTGGATACATCGTGTATCCTTCGATTGTCATCGGAATTGCAGGGTTCGGCAAGGACAAAAAAAGAGCGCTCCGGTTTCCCGTGCGCCCCTGTCAGTTGGAGATCCGCCACAAGGGTACGCTGGAGGATTGAAACTCCGCCCTAAGGATCAACTTAACCTTATGTCATCGGCCTGCCGGCCACAAGTGGTCAAGCGCGAAAGCGCGCTAGTTCGCAGATGAAATAAAGCGATGCCGGATCGCCCTTCTCCACGCTCCGGGGCGCGGCCGTGATAATCCATTCCTTCCGGTCTGGAGCCTCCCATTTGCCCTGCAGCACCCGCGGGCTGGTTTCGTCGCGCTTCAGGATCGCGGCTGTCGCAGGGAAGGTCAGGTAGCCGTAGCTGCCCGTCGAGGCGATCAGGAGGTTCAGCGTGTCCATGTCTTCGAACGCGCCGCGGATCTCCATCAACTGGCTCTGGTACCGCCAGTTGCCAAGCCATTGCGGCTCTCCGTCACGAAGACGGGTTGGACGTGCGAGGGTGAAGCGATCGAGGTGAAGGGCGGGGGTCATCGGTTCTCTCCAGTTGCCGAGTTACCCATGATTCATCCCTGCCGGCGTGCCTGCGTCAATCTCTCGCGGCGGAACTGTTCGTCACGGATGCTGTCTGCCGTCTTCGTTTCACCGCTCCTGAGCCACGGATATAGTCTCTTGCGTTTCTCTTCGGGTGTCTCCTGCTCGGATCGTGCCGCTGCAGCCGTCTGCCTGTCCGCCAGCTTCTTGAAGTGGATCTTCATATCGCGTGGCCTCTGTTCCTCGGCATTCGTCTCATCGGCAAGCATCGCAACGAATGCGGACTCCATCGCAGGATCAGTGGAAACGACCCGTAGAGCGTCTTCGGGAAGGTCTGACGCGTCCAACACCAGATCATCGTCTCCATTGCACTCCATGGCCTTCTTTTCGGGGTTTGCCGTATCGTCCGTCTTCGTGTTCGGGTTCGAAGGTCTCCGGTTGAACAAGCGGGGTATGTCCGTGTGGTCTCCTGCCGTATTGGAATGAGTAGAGTCTGAGTCTACCGTGTTCCGGGTATGGAGTTCCACAACAGAGGCTGGAGTGTTGGGTTTGGGGTTCAGAGATTCATTATGAGCCTCGAGTCTGGATTCAGATTCAGAGCATGAGGAACCGCCGAGGGCCCCCTCGGGCAGGGGAGAGGAGGAGAGGGCTTCCATATGTGGAATGGAAACACGACTTACCTTTGATTTCTTTACGTAATTCCCGACACGAGCCAGACCCTTCTTCATCACCTCCGCCATGCACACAGCGAGGTCTCCCTTGTGGCTCGAAGCAACGATGAAACTGTCGTGGACAGAGAGACACGGGACACCGTGCTTGATCGTGAAATGCTCGACGACTTCCATCGCCATCTCCGCATCGAGGTTCTGCAGCTTGATACCGATGCCCGAGTGGAAGAGGTGCGCGATCTTCGGATGAGCCGCGCGGATGTCCCTCAGGCACTCCCTTGCCGTCACCTCGCATCCGATCTTGTGCGTGAACGCCTTGAGCGCCTCGACGTAGCCGGACGCGTTGAGCAAGATGTTCCAGCCGATCTTCACGAGATCGCGCTCGGCCTTGGAGCGGTTCCATCCGGGGATATTGTAGGCGTCGCCCTCGTATTCGGCTCCGGCGTGCGCGTAGCAGAACCGCGGATGGATCTGGTCATGGTCGATCTCGGTGACCGTCTCGCCGTCGATGAGGATGAATGAACGCTCCTCGGAGTCCATCTGCTGCCAGCAAGTTCCGTATAGGCGGCCGCCGTCCGTCCAGACCTCGTTATTGAAGACGCGGTAGGATTCCTTCATGTCGAGATAGACGGAGTGCTGGTCGGTCAGATGCGCGATGCCGTCCACGATCTCAACGCCCGGCTTGTCGAAGCGGATGTCGGTTCCAAGGATGATCTCGTTGTATGCGGCCAGCTTCTTCCGCATCCGGGATGTGCGCTCGGTGTCGCGGTAGCCGACGAGGTTCTTGTCTCCGTCTTTGAGGACGATGATCTCGTTCTTGCGCGCACGCCAGATCTTCGGCGGCTTGAAGCCGACCAGTTCAGGCGTGGCGCGGAACGACGACTGGATGCCGTGGCCGCTGGCGTCGCGATTGTTCACGGTTCCCGGGAGGCGGCGATCCTCGTCGACGATCAGGCCGGCGGTCTTCAGTCCTTCGACGGAGGACAGCACGTTGCGGTAGGTGTATTCGGATCCTCGGTAGCGATCACCGTTCGAATACCACGCCATGCGGCGGGAATAGGAGATGCGGCGGTCAGGTGTCTTCGAACGCGCAACCTGGATAAGGTCGCACAGCATCGAGTCGGATGCCGCCTGAAGCCCCTCGTCCTTGTAGACGGGAGCGTGTGGAATGAGGTCGTGGAGTTCCTCGTGCTTGACGCGCCAGTGATAGGACAGCGGCTTGTGTCTTGCGGGGTCTTCCCGATAACTTTTTCTCGGAATGGTGGCGTGCATAATCTCAATCTTACTGCGTGGTTCGTGGCTTGTTATGAGGCGCTCCATATTCGGAGTCTTTCCTCGGTTACCAAGGATGATGTGCGCCGGCTTCGACAGACGCAAGGCCCGAAATCGAATCCTTGGAGGCCAAAAGCACGGAAGTCTGAAAGCGCGCTTTTGCGCTAGAAAACTGATTCCGAACACCGGAGTAATGGGCGGAAGCGATCAGACAGGACATCAGGCCCCATGCCTGCCAGCAAGGGGACGGAGCCTGAGAGACACCAATCCCCGAAATCGGAGGGCAGAGACCCTCAGGAACCCTTGGGAAGCCTGATTCGGAGGCGCTTCTGCACCTCCTGAAGCTGCCAGTCGAGATCCCTCGACGGATCCGACGAAGCCTCGCCCCTGACGGCGGCGATCACCCCCTGGACGTGGCCGGCGTTCCAGCCCTTGCGAACTGCATGCGATCGGACGGCGTCGAACGCCTCCATCCGGCCGACGAAGCCGGAGGGCAGCCTCAGGCCGGCCGCGCCCATTGTTGACAATCGGGACAGCCTGTCCATTGTTGACAATGAGGACTTCATGCCGCGGCCCTCCGGTGGAAGCCTAGCCGTCTGCGCGCCGGCGCCGGATCCGCGAGTTCCCGGAACACGGCCTCGTAGGGGTCCTGCTCGGGAGCCGGAGGCATAGGCACGACGAGATCGTCGACATCCCGGAGGAACAGCAGATCGGCGTCGATCTTGCGGTGCAGAGCCTCCTTCAGCGTCTCGATAACGGCTTTTGGCGGGTTCATGCGGCGGTTGGTGCCGGCATAGCCATCCACCGACTTCCGGCTCTTGCCAGTCAACAGAGCGATCTCCGAAGCGGACATGCCCAGACGCTTCTTGAGTTGGCGGAACGCGTCCTTCCGGTCGCTGCGGACGTACTTACCCGTTGGCATGTTTGCCTCCCTGAAAATAGTCGCGCAGCTCGACCGCGGTGTCTGCGTCCGGCACCGCGAGGGACCACTCGCCGTTCTCGTGCAGGACGAACTGAATGACTCCAGTCTCGTTCCTGAATGTCATGGGGAATGGGTAGCCCTCGATGAGAGCCATCGTCCGGCCGATGTCGATCACATCCCTAGGGCTGAGGTCGATCTTTTCGCCGGACGGCTTTGTGTAGGTGAATTTCACTGCCTATCTCTCCAGTAAGCGTTTAAATCCTTACTCAAGCCTGATCGAATCCTTTGTGTAATGCAAGCCTCGATTACACAAATGGGCTTCTGAAGGACTCGAAAAATTTTGAATCCTTCCAGAGCAATATCGGCCGGCAGGATTCGGCGGTATCGTAAGGACTCATCAACTGGAGAGAAACGATGATGAAGAGACTGATGACGACGATTGCGCTCTGCGCGGTCATGGCGGTTCCGGCCGCTGCAGCCCCGTTCGGGATCGAGATGGGGGATACCTACACCAGCAAGCAGGCTGAAAAAACAGAGAACGGCCTCAGGCTTCGCCGGGTTCCGAAGCCCCACAGCAGCTTCTCAAGCTACTATGTCGCGCCATCAAACGTGACAGGCGGGGCATGCACGGTCGTCGCGTTCACGAACGACCTTCCACGCAGCCGATACAATGAGATCGCCACCGTCTTCGACAGCATCAGCACGCAGCTTGGAAGCCGTTACGGGAAGCCTGATGCTCCGCTGGTCGACCTTGGGCTTTCGGAAGTTGCGGCCGTCACATGGTGGAAGGATCCTCTTCCCGATAACATCTTCACCATGACGTTGAAGCTGAGGACGAATGCCGATGGATCGTATTATGTCTCGCTAAACTACTCCTTTGCCAACTGGAGGGAGTGTGGATCGGAAGACACTGGGGACAACGCGGCCCTCTGACAAATAAGAACCCCCCAGAGAGCGATCCCCCGGGGGGTTCTTATTCCAGTCCTGTGACCGTCAGGATGTTCGAGGCCGGAGACTTGGGTTCCCCGGGAACGGCCGCGGTCACCCCAGGCTCGATGCGGACAAGCCCATCCTTCTTCATAGCCTCGATCGCCCTGCGTGCCATGCTCTCGGTCACCTCCCACATGCCGCCGAGTTCGGCGTAGGACAGAGCCGCCTGACCCTTCTCCAGCAGCGCAACCGCCTCCCCGGCATGGTAGACACCGCGGCGCGCCGCCACGACATCGCACAGGATCGCGAACTGGCGCATGCGTTCGGGATAGCGCCGCAGGGTCGGTGACTTCAGGGCCTCTTCGGGAACGCGGATGATCATGCGGGCCTCCGCGGCGCGTAGACCACCTCGTCGAGTTCGAGTTCGACGTCGTGTCGGAAGCCGGCGGCTGCGCGGAACGAGGTCATCATGAACTCATCGACCCTGGCGACGACCTCGGCGAATGACCCTGGCATCTTCTCCGTGCGCCTGAAGTTGACGAGCCAGCGCTCCCACGCCTCCTGGTTCTTCTTCACGAACGCCATCGACAGGCCCTCGAGGTCGCAGGTGTCCGCGGGGATGTCGTGGCGGCGCTCGGAGAAGGTCAGGGCGACGGCCTCGGCCATGCGTGCGGGATCCAGCCTCTTGGAGGCGAGGACGTAGAGATCGTTGAAGTCCTTCAGGCGGGTGTTATCCATGCCGTGGACGAGGATCGCGGACATCTTCTCGGCCGCTATGTACTCCACAGGCACGATTTGAATCTTGCCGCTCTCCAGCTTCGGGTGGAGCGAGGGGAAGTCAGCGACCTTTGCATGGCGCGGCTTGGCTCCATAGCCGAATCCGACGTCGATGTGGACTCCGGCCCGGCGCTCGGACCTGCCCTCGCCGCAGCGTGCGATCATGCGGACGCGCATGCCCTTGTGGTCGCCGCTGTGGTTCAGATCCTCGTACTTGGTGATCTCGTAGCGCATTCCATCGTCACGCTCGATCTTCGCGGCGTTCTCGAAGATGTCGCGGACTTCGGCCTCGGTCTTCACGTGGGTGAAGCGGATGTCCATGTCGGTGGTGTTGCGCGCGTCGGCCTTGAGCTCCTGGAGGAAGACCCACGCCATGCCGCCGATCATCATCACGTCTCCGGCGTGATCGGCTTCGGTGACGCGGAACATGTACTGGCTCATCGCGAAGCGCTTGAAGAACTCATGCGGTTCCTCGCCCTTGTTCTTTGCGATCTGGTTCAGGCTTTCTCCGACGTTGTATGCCATGGCGTGTCTCCCTCTAGTGTGTTTACATTATGTATTCACCTAGCAGGAATCAACACGCCGGCAGAAAATTGTTCAATGAATCCAGAGCGGCTCGTAGGCGGCTATGAGGTCGGGGCGGTGGCCCTCCCAGCCCTTGCCCTGCCGCTCCGGGGGCTTGACGACGGGGAGTTCGGAGAAGCCCTCGGCCGACAGCTTCTGCAGGTCCTCGTTGGCGACCTCGATGATCTCGATCTCGATTCCGCGGCGCTCGAATGCGCGGATCGTCCTTTCGCAGTCGTCGAAGAACGGCTCCAGGTCGGTGACGTAGAGACGAACGATCTCCATGTCAGCCGACCTTCGCCAGATGCCTGTCCAGAGCCGCCACGACGTCATCGCCGTAGCGCGCAGCCAGCTTGCGGAGAGCGGCTGGAGACACGCCATCGGACACCGCCGCGCGGACGACTTCCTCGACTTCGAACGCACCGCAGAGCGTCTCGTGGCGCACGCAGTCGATGACGAGACGCTCGTCGGAGGCGATGCGGAACGGGCGGCCGTCGCGGTCGCGCATGATCTTCACCTCGTCCGGCAGGACCGGGCAGGACAGCGAGACGATGCGCTCGTTGTCAGTCCGGCGGGTGGCGTAGTATGGCGGCCGGGCGACGAACAGGACGCGCGGCATGGAGGATCCCCATCCCTTCAGGGAAGCGGCCGTCAGCGCGGTCACGACGCTGCAGGGGACGCTCTCGCAGATGTCGGCCAGACCGAGTTCAGCGGCCTCGAACGAGATCAGGCCGTCGTCCTCGACCGTGCGGGAGGCCTCGAACGCCTCGGCGATCGCCTGGGTGCGGGGCGTGAGCGTCTGGGTGCCGGCCTTGATCCGCGAGACGGACGTGGCCTTCAGGAAAAGGATTCGTTCGGCATCGCCGCGGATCTGCAGACCGTTGCGGTCGATCCATGCGGCGAAGTCTTCTTTTGTCCAGGCACTCATGCTCGATACCTTCTGTGTTGGCAGTGTTGTATAACATGATGTAAACACAGTCAACACATGTCAACAGGGAATCCTTCGATTTTCAGTCCTTCTCTTCTTCTGTCTCCAGCACCCACTCGACGACGCGCTCGACCATCATCCGATGCCATGGCGAGTTGCCGACCTTTTCGCGCACGCCGAGGATCCATCGGCTGATGAGCAGGTCCAGTTCCTTCTTGTGTTCCTCCGGCAGCGACATCCACTGTGGATGCAGTCCCGGGTAGACCGTGAAGACGGCGAGGAGCAGGAGTGTGTCGCAGGACCCCCGGGGGTCGATCCGCCGCTGCACGGCCGCGCTTGGCACCGCACTGAATATCCTGTCCACGATGGCCTCGTATCTTGCCTGTTCCAACTTGAGTTCCTCATTGAGATGGTTGGTGTCATCTCTCCAGAACCCAAGCAGGCACGGCCCCGACGCGTCGAACTATACCACGACGAGCATTATTTTATGCAGTAGTCACCGTAAGTTGCAGGAAGCCTTCCGACGCATCCGCAAGTTCGCGCTCACGCTGTGGGAGGTGGCGTGCGTATCTTGCGGTTGAGGATGCATCGCGGTGGCGCAGGAGGCGGCGAACGTCATCGAGCGTCAGTCCGGAGGACAGGCCCAGCGATGCGAAGGAGTGCCTGAGATCGTGCGGCCGTAGCCCCGCGAGGCGGCGCGGATCGACGCCGTAATGGCTGATGGCGCGCTTCAGGGCGTGCTTCCAGACACGGTAGAGGGTCATGTGCGGCAGCACGATGGAGGTGTCCTTGCCGCGGAACATGATCGGCATCCCGTCGCGCATGGCGCGGTGTCCGGCGACACGCTTCAGAAGGTCGATCGCCACACCAGAGAGGATGAGGTTGCCGGCACCCGTCTTCGTATCGGGCCAGTGGACCTCCCTCCCCGTCCAGTCGATCCATGACTCCTCGAGGAGCCGCATCTCGTCGCGCCGGCAGCCTGTCACGCCAAGGATCTTCAGACACATGGCCGCATGCCACTTCCCCTTCTGCTCGGAAAGGTCCTCCAGCGCGTCCAGGAGGCCCGCGAGCTCTCCGGCCGTGAGGAACGTCTCCCGGGGCGGAAGGTAGTGCTGTTCCGCCCCGATGCACGGGTTGCCCCTTGCCGGATCGCGAAGTCCCCATCTGAGCGCCTTGTTGAACGCGGCGTTGAGGAGCGCGAGGCTCTTGTTGGCCGTCGCCTTGATAGCCACCATGTCCGACAGCATCAGGTCGACGTGACGCGGCGACAGATCGTTGGAGAGGACGTCTCCGATACGCGGCAGGATGTGCTGGTCGAGCAGGATGCGGTAGCTTTCCGCCGTCCGCGGCTTGCACCTCGAGGCCACGTGGTCGGACATGTAGGCTTCCAGGACATCCCTGACGGTCGGCTTCAGCTTCTTTTCTGGGCGGTCTCCGGTGGCGATGTCGGTCAGGATCTTCATCGAGGCCACCCTCGCTTCCGCGATGGTCACGTCCTTCACCGCTCCCAGCCGGAACTTTTCAGCCCCCTTCTTCAGCAGCCACGACTTCGAGCCGGACGAGCGGATGCGCAGCGCCAGATTCGGCACCTCGGTGTCGTAGACGAGGCTCTCGCCCGTCTTCGGGATCGGTAGCTTGCCCGCCGTCTTTTCCGTGAATCGCACGCGTTCGACCATGTCGATATCTCCTGATTTGCAGAAGATTCTACATGCCGGCGTGGAATCCGTCACGCGGTGCCACTCATGATCGCTCTCAGGTGCGTCTGCCAGATAGTCGCCACGTCCTCGATCCCATGCCCGAGGCACGCCGCCAGCCTCACCATCTTGTCGAACGCCTTCCTATCCCTCTGTTTGTATAGGGTATATTCTATCTTCTTTGGTGCCGTGCCGTCGGTGTCACTCTGGCGGAGCAGCGAGAAGACGCGGAACGGAACGCGGCAGATCCGCCGCAGCTTCGGTAGCTGGTGGATCCGACCTCCGGACACGCGCTTCCACTTCGGCGCGCTCTCATCGAGCAGGCCGACCTCCCTCATCTGCGCCAGGTGCCGCTTGACCGTGCGCTGGCTCTGTCCGGTCACTCTTGCGATCCACGCAACCGGAATGGCGCGCCCCGGGTGCTTCGCCGCCAGCTTGAACAGCGCCAGAGCAGTGTGCGCCAGGTGCTTCCGCAGCTTGCTGACAAGCTGCGCGATCTCGTCGGCCGTCCTTATATGCGTCCTCATTTCGTCACCCCGTTGTGGGGGATCGGCGGCGCACAGAGATCCGGTCGCAGAATTTGCATTCCACGGTCTTGACTCTGCTGTGATGTGGGGTAATTTCAGCCTCAGTCACGAGATGAAATCACCTTACGAAGAGCCCCAGGGACGGCAATCCCGAGGGGCTTTTTCATTTCTACGTCATGCCGTCTTGATCCCGTTGCGAATCGGAAAGCCGCCATCTTGCGGTCGGCGCATTAGAATGATCACATGGGAGTCCGTCAACTCTGGAGAGAGACCCTCATGAGATCATCCCGCAATGTCGCCCGCGCTCCCGTCGTCAGCGCCACCAGACTTCTTCAGGAAGCCATCGAAGCCCAGGACAACCACGTTCCGTCCGAGCGTCCGCCGAGCCGGGTCGGCAAGAAAGCCGTGCAGATCTTCGTGGAGCCTGAGGAACACATGTCTCTGAGGATTCTCGCCATCCGCCAGGGTGTCAGCCTCGAATATTTCGTCAAGTCCGCTATCAACGAGCATCTGCGCCGAATCGGCCAGCCTGAGATCGCCCTCGACGACTGACAAGGAAAAGGCCTCCGGAGAGGCCTTTTCCTTGGTCGTTCAGTAGCCGAGGCTGACGGAGCCGGACGGTGTCCAGTAGCATCCCGACCCGCCGCCGAACGGCCTCGCGCACACCATGCCGCCGCCCTGGCTGTCCACGTTGACGAGGCCGCGCAGCGTGATGCATCCGCCGCGCTGCATGATCCCCTGCGCCTTTTCGTAGTTGCCAGCGCGCATGTTGATCTCAACTTGCCGAAGCGTCGCCGGAGACGGACAGGCGGGTGCGCCGCTTGCCTGTCCGCGCAGCGTGGCCGAAGCCGTCCCAGCCGCCATGAGTGCCGCTGCGATCGTCGCCATTGCCAGGATATTCCGCATGCCATTCCCTCCTGTTGTTTCGAGAACGATGTGCCGGGAACTCCGCCGGCGCAAATCTGGCAAAGAAAAAGGCCTCCGGAGAGGCCTCTGCGTCATGCGATGGTCGGAAGCTTGTGGAACTCGAACAGCAGGTTGAGGGCCATCCTCATGAGTTCCTCCTGCGATTGGTCGGTGTCCAGCTTGAGCCTTGCCAGTTGCTTGTGGACGGACGGAGGAACGTGGACGGAGAGGTTCTTCATGCCGTCCCGGGATGCCTGCTTCTTCTTCGCAGGGGCTTCAGGAAGCGACTTCAGAACGGCCGAGGCTAGAGCGGGTGCTGGTGCGACCGCGGCTCCCGAGGTGGCTTTTCCTGCCGAACCGGACAGGGCGGATGACAGAGACGGCTTCTTCATGATTTTGCTCCCTTCTTCAGAGTAGCCAGGACCCAGTCGGTCAGGATGCGGATCTGTTCGCCGGCCCTTCCGTGCTTGTCGAATGCGGTGATGGAGGTTCCGGCGGTGACGGCGTGGGTGAACGCGATGTACTGGCCGATCTTGACCGGGCATACTGGCAGTCCGTAAGTCTTCCTGACTGCGGCCTCTGCATCGGCGGCGATGGCCGAATGCGCGCAAGCGTTCAAGACGACATGTGCGCTAGCGCGCTTTTGCGCTAGATCAATGAGGTTGACGGTCTGGCTGATGCCGCGGAGGTCGAGCGGCGACGGGCGCGACAGCACGAGGATGTGGTCGGCGTTCTCGAATGCGATGCGGGTATCGGCCTCGCTCTTTGCCGCGGTGTCCACGATGACGTAGTTGACCTTGCTGGCGCGCGCGGCGTCGATGGTCTTCTGAAGACGCGCCCCGACGACGGACTGGACGGCGAAGCGCTCTCCGTCGATCAGATCACATGTGTCGGCCCAGTCGGCCGCGGAGGCCATCGGATCGACGTCGAGGACGGCCACGCTGTGTCCGAGTTCGTGCAGCCTGCAGGCCACGCCGAGAACGGTGGTGGTCTTGCCGCTCCCTCCCTTGTTGCTTCCAGCAACGATTACCTTGGTCATGTCTTACCCTCTCCAGAGTGCAAGCGCAAAAGCGCGCTTTCGTGCTAGTGCGCGAATCAGCTTTCCTGCTAGCGCGCTAGTGATGTCACTATGTAAACACTCATGGCCTTTGTCAACCGCCGGCGGATCTCTGTCGGAATTGCGCCGGCCGCGCGCATGGGAATCATGGAGGGAGATGATTTGAATTTCGGAGCAATAGATGTCGCAGCCACAGCCCGCCGTAAACTGGACGAAGAAGGATCACACCACGCTTCTGGAACTGTGGTTCGCGGGGAAGTCCGAAGGGGAGATGGAGAGCGCCCTTGGCAAGTCACGGTCGGCCATCGCATCCAAGGTGCATCGCTTCGGGCTGCCGGCAAGGCGCAAGGGCAACGGTTTGCAGGATCTTGATCCGTCGGCCTCGATCCGGCCGTGCATGCGGTGTTCGGAGGAGTTCTTCTCGCAGTGGAAGGGGAACCGGATGTGCGTCCACTGCGCCGGAGCCTCCGCGACCATGCTCTGAAACGCAAAAACCCGCCGAGGCGCTGGAGAGGCCACCTCGGCGGGTTTGCGTGCAGGTTCGCCTGCGAACCGCTGACTTCGAATATATCTGCCGGCGCGATGCGTAACAAGCCGTCGCGATGCGTGATGGAACCTTGCCGCCATGTTCTGTGTTTGATCCCCAGAACATTAGGAGGCCGATATGTACCGCGTCCATCGCGACACCGAACTGATCGCCACTGGCGAGACCCCGCAGAAGGCATACGCGACGGCCGAAAGGGAGGCCGGGTACGGACGGATGCCACTGCGCCGCGGATACTCCCGCTACGTCGACGAGGGATATTCCCCGCGGCCGTACGAACTGCTCTTCCGCGTCTCCGGCGATGACCAGGCGATGTGGGTGGTGCTGAAGGATCTCGAGCAGGAGTTCGTCTACGTCCTGTCGGGGATCGTCGGAATGGTCGACGCCGGACTCCTGCCGATAGAGGATGCCCAGCAGAAGCTGGATGCCGCCAAGCACGACGCCGTCCACTGGTCGAGCCTGCCGCGCGAGAGGGTTCGCCAGCTCGTCCGCGAGAACTTCACCTCCGCCACCGCCTCGATCGAGCTTGTGGCCGACAGGCTCACTCTAGTGCCAATCACCACACCATCATCGTGAACCGCCGCGCGGACGTGACGACTTCCGAGGGTACGATCGTGCGGCCGTCGCGGTAGCGGCGCACCTCCTGCGGTGTCAGGAGCAGGATCATCGCCGCCGACTTGTTCGACAGCCTGTGGCGCGCCATCCACTCCACCAGCTCCGATGACTTCCAGCATCCCCGGGGGACGCGGACGGGAGCGTTATCGCCGTCGTAATCCCGGGCCATTTCCGCCATGTAGGGGGAGATCTCGCGCTCTCCGGAGAGCATGTTCCTGACGTGCCTCGTCGTCGAATACAGCACTCCGGCCATGCGGCGGAGGCCGAGATCATGGCGATGCATGATGCCCTGCAGTTCGGCGGCGTTCATTGATGCGGAAGAATTCATGGCGGAGTCCTTTGTTTTTGTTGGATTTGTTTTCATAGCATATCGGGGCCGCATGAATTCGCAAGTGGTTTCGTTGACAAGTCCTTCAATTACGTCTGCAAAGTGCATTGCCACAAAGGACTCGCGGACACAGACTTGATGGATACCGAAAGGATCCATATGAGAGTCATGTCAACATTCAGCGGCATTTCCGCCGCCTCCGTCGCATGGAAGCCCCTCGGCTGGGAGTTCGTCGCCTACGCCGAGCCTGCCTCGTTCCAGGCGCACGTCCTGAACCAGCGATGCGGGGCCGGCCGTCCGCGGTATCTGCCCGAAGGTAGCGACTTCAAGCCGAAGGGGTACGCCGACATCCCCGAGGAGGGCGTCGTCAACTTCGGTGACATCTCGCAGATCACGGATGCGGATCTGGAAGCACTCGGGCCCGTCGACATTCTCGAGGGATCGCCGCCGTGCCAGGCTTTCTCGGTCGCAGGACTGCGCGGCGGTCTCGACGACGAGCGCGGCAACCTCTCTCTCACCTATGTCCAGCTCGCGCAGCGTATGCGCCGCATCAACGGGATCAAGTATGTCACCCTCGAAAACGTCGTCGGAATGCTCAACGAAAAATCAAACCCCTTCGGATGCATCCTGGCAGGATTTGCCGGAGAGTCCGTGCCGCTGGTCGCACCAGGGAACCGCTGGACGAACGCAGGTCACGTTGATGGACAAGAAGCGCGCATCGCGTGGCGCGTCTTGGATGCCCAATTTTTCGGAGTCGCCCAGCGACGCCGCCGTGTGTTCGTTGTCGTCAGTTTTGATCCTGCGGTCGATCCCGGGGAGATACTTTTTGAGCGACACGGCGAAGCAGGGCGTTCTGAAGCGCGCGTCGAGGCGAGGCAAGAAGGTTCCGGAAGTGCTGCGGCTGGCGCTGGAGAGCTGACGGCGCTCCTGAATCGCCAGTATGACCCGGTGATGGATCCCAGGACGGCGCACACGCTCGTCGCCACGGATTACAAGGATCCTCCGGCCGTTGTCTATCCGTGCTATCCGTGGCAGATGTCGGGTGGCTCCGGCGGTGTTCCTGGTGTCGGCTCCGGTATCGGCGATCCATCCGACCCGATGTACACCCTGATGTCATCCGCCCGCCAGCACGGCGTGATTTATGCCCTCCAGTCTCCAGGCGCGCAGCCGAACGCCAACGGCTTCGGCCACACGGAGGAGGGGCCGATGTACACCCTGGATACGACGACTCCGCACGGCGTCGTCCATCCCGAAATCATCCCGACACTGCTTGCATCCGGTGTCGGATGTGATCGCATGGGCGGCATGGGCGGCAACGAGACGGAATTCGTCATCGTCCACCCCGATACCATCGGAACGCTGATGACGACGGCGGGAGCCTCGAAGAACATCGACGTCGAGCATCTTCCGGTCATGAAGTCGAAGACGGGCTACGTGGCGCGCAGACTGATGCCCGTCGAATGCGAGCGCCTCCAGGGATTCCCCGATTTTTGGACCGACATCATCGTGAAGGGCAAGCCGGCCGCGGACGCTCCGCGGTATCGAGGTCTTGGGAATAGCGTCGCGGTCCCCGTGCTTCGTTGGATTGGCCGTCGGCTGCAGGTCGCCTCCAAGGACTCGATGGCTTGACCTGACGAAAAGATCCAGCCGATGCTGGTGTTGTAAACCATTTTCCAAGGATCCAACGCATGACCAAAGCCCTCTTCTCAATGACCCAGCGCTCCAAGCGCACCGAAGGAAACGCCAGATGGCTTGTCCGTCTGACGATTCCGGAGGAGACAGCGCAGGCGGCGGGGTTCGTGGTCGGAACGCCGATGCTGATCACCCGCTGGAACAGCGGCCTGCTTCTGCGCGCCTCCGAGAAGGGCAAGGTGAGACTGCCGGAGCCAAACGCCAAGCTGCCCGTCCACGCTTTCGAGTTCGGCGCGTTGTCCGTTCAGTTGGGCGGAATCAGGGTCGAACCCACGGAGGTTCCTGCCGTTCCTCGCCACGGCACCATCGAGGTCGGCCTCCCGGAGATCCTGATGCCGCCGAAGCGGGAGCCAGCCGTGCGCGCGGAGATCCGCGAGGCCGCAAGGACAAGGCCTTGGGTGTCGCCTCTCTCTCCCCTCTACAACGCCGACCAGGTGCTTGCCGCCGACGCCGAGCGCCACGGCCGCGGAGGGATCCCGGTCACTCTCGAGCAGGTCAAGGACATCGTCCTCGACGCCGGGCGCGAACTCAGGGTTCTCGGAGAGCGCCACTTCAAGCTGGACGGCATGAACGTCTCGACACCGGATCTCTTCGAGGTCGCGCAGCGGATCGCCGCAAGGCGCGGCCAGCGGATCGTCATGGTGGTCTGAAGGATCCGTCAACAATCTGTGTGGCTTTCGGAAAATCGCGACAAGGACTGAAATTCTCCAGAAAGCCACTTGCAAGGATTCATAAACGGCATTATCGCTAGATCAAGGACTCGGAAAAACAAGTGTCCGTCAACATATTGAACCGCCACTCAAAACAAGGATTAAGTCCATGAACGCAGCCCTCATGCTCCGTCCGTCTGCCGTCGTAGAGCAGACTCCAGCATTCATCAGATTCTCCAAGGCAGCCGAAGCCTACCGCCGTGCGAAGGACGCAATGTTCGCCACCGGCCGCTCGAAAGCCCCGGACATCCAGCTTCCGCTTCTCGAACTCGCCGCCGAGGCCAAGTTGACCGAACACCGCGTCGCCTCCGCACTCGACATCCAGGTCAACACCGTCAAGGTCGCCTGCAAGCGTCTCGGCTTCAATCTGCGCGACAACGACAGCCAGACGATCCGCGGCATGGCTGAGGGAATGGCCGCATTCCGCAACTTCGTAGACAACACCAAGGCCGAGAAGATCACCCACGAAAGCCTCAAGGAGGTATTCGAGATGCCGGCCGCCGACTTCACGCCGAAGAGCCGCCGCACCCGCGCCTCCGTCAGGGCCTCCGTCCACGCCGCCGTACGTGCGTTCGTCGTCGCCGACGGCAAGCTGCCGAAGACATACGCGGTCACCAAGCTGACGCATCTCTGCGGCGATTCCGTCCACCGCTACTGGCCGACCGCCGCAGAGATCGCAAGCATGGAGGAGGAGTTCCTGACGACCTCTGACGAGGAGCGCGAGGCCATCCGCAGGGATGTGATCGAGAAGGGGTCCAGGCACCTCAGGAACGGCGGCACGACCGCAAGCCAGGTCTTCGACGCAGCGGTCAGCCTCGCGCTGGCCCTGAATCCGCGATACGTCCCGGGCGGCACCTTCACGATGCCGGCGAAGAACGAAGTTGTCCGAGTCTCCGGCAGGTCCGCTCCGACCGTCTACTCGCACTGGCCGACCGAGGACGAGATCCGCGAGGCGATGGATGCCGAGATCGCGCGCGGCCGTGCCAGCAATGAGAAGCTGCAGGAGATGTCTCCTGAGGAACTCGCATCGGCCGCCGACGGCCTCGGCCCGGATCCGTTCGGAGACGTGCTGCGCGACGCCGACGACGACCGCGGAGACGAGCCGAAGCCGTTCGTGAAAGCTGAGAAGTCCGTTCGCGAGATCGCCATCCAGACGGCCATCGTCATCTACGGCGAGGAACTCGTCGAGGGCGCCTATCTCGATGACGACGGCAACCACCAGTCCGACCGTCTCGTCCAGGTCGACGGATCCTTCAAGCCGCAGGTCTACGCATGGAGGCCGCACCTCGATCTGGTCGGCCGCATCGTGGCGATCTCGAAGACCGTGCAGGAAGGCTCCTTCTGATGCCGGCGCGCACAACGAGGAACCTCTTCGACAGGGTCATGGAGGGCAAGGCGGCTATCGACGCCGCCCTCGAGGCCACCACCGACAGCACGGCGAGGTCAGTCCTCGCCGCCGTCAGGGCGGCTGGCGTGATGCAGATCGTGCCGAGCCATCTGGTCGCCCTCGACAAGATCGTGGTGACCGTCCATCCCGACGTCTACGCGAGGATCTTCGAACTCGCCGATGAAGTGCAGCATGGAAACTGAGAACGAGCGGAAGATGGTTCGATGCCCAAGCTGCTCGCGAACACTTCGAAAAGACTAAGGAGATGCTCTTCAAGGCGTTCCTTCCGGATGTGAAGCGTCCCGGGGACAAGCAATGAACAAGCCAGAAAGCACGCAAGCGCGCTTTTGCGCTTCCGCGCTAGCGCACTTGCCGGAGTCGAATCCGATCGACTCCGGAGACGGAGGATGGTATGGCCGCGCCATGCAGACCATCGACAGCCTCGACCGATACATGACAGCCGAACGATTAAGGACGGTGGACGAAATGACCCTGCGGATCCGCATTGCCGAGATCTACGGGATCAGTCCCACGCCACTGATCGCGCAGCACCCCACGGACGATCTCGATCCCGACGAACTGACGGCGCTGATTTGCAGGCTCCTCGACGAGGCTGTTCTGGAGGTCTCCGGCAAGCTGCCGCTGGATCACTCTGCGCGGGATGTGACGGATTTTCTGACGCGGAAGTTGAAAATCTGACGCGAAGCTGACCTTTCTTGCAACCGGGGCCTTGGCCCATGCATCGCCTGCCGCTACACCGGGATTCAACCGGAGGGCGATCCATTGGTAATTGATTATATTAAGATATTTGAATTGATGGAGAGGGGGATTCGCATTCCGCCCTCTCTTTCCGCGTTTGCGGAGCAGTGCAGGGAACTGGCAAAGTTCGCGGAATCCTGCGGACTGACCGCGGAGGATGCCAAGAGGGCGTTCCTGACGGCCGCTGAGAAGGGCGGCGCGAGGGAGGCGATCTTCGAATGGGCGAGGACGACCCTGAGGGAGGGAGCGCCGTCTGGCAGCGCCCCCGGAGTTCACTAACTAGGCAGACGTTGTGTTCTTCATCTCCTGCTCGAAGCGGGAGCGGAGCAGGTCAGCCAGCTTGTTCGTCTGCTCGGTGTTCAGGGCGAGGGCCTGGACGCACTGGGCGAATTCCTCGGTGAGGAACTTCAGGCGGCTCTCGAGGCGCAGGATGCGCCTCTGCATCTGCTCGTTGGTCATTGGACGATCTCCACGCGGCGGTAGCCGTCTCCGGGGATGCGGAGGTATCCCTTCTTCACAAGCCCGTCCCTGAGGCCCAGCGCGCGCTGCGCGGTGACACCGAGGGCGTCGCCCATCTCGCGGAGCGTCGGAGGGCAGAGGCTGCCTGGAAGCGTCTGGCGCAGCCATACGAGGAGATCGGCCTCGCGCCTCGTCGGCCGCGGACGGTCTTCGTCATGGGCGGTTAGCGCGGCTTCGAGGGCGTGCCTCACGATGACGATCATCGCGTGTTCGCGAGGCATCCCGTCGATGGGCGCGGTCGGGATCGCGGCGAGAGCGGCTTCGATCATTTTCTGGGTTATATGGATCATGTGTTCCGGCTTCTTGGCTCTTGCGGGAGCAGGGCGGCGGGATTCGAACCCGCACCTTTCAGGCTTTCTAGCCATCTGCTCTACCAGCGACCCGGGTCGCCTCTTTTTGAGCTACGCCCTGCATGTCGAGGATCCGCCTCGCTCCCCTGGCGGATCAGTGCCTAACTCCCCGGCAAGAGAGCTGGGCGGCGCGGTCAATGGGCGGAGTGCGTTACCCTGGAGCGGCGCTGTCTGCGAATGCCGTCCCTCCGCGTTCCAGCCGGAGGGATGTGTCAACGGACGCGGAGGAGCGGAATGGCGGTACCGCTGGAACGACGCCCACGAAACGATCCCGGTCTCACGAGGGGGAATGGGCCGAAATCGCGTTGACAAATCCAGCATTGCCCAAGGATTCATGGCCGTCAACAGCGATCTTCAAGGATTCGTGCTGAATTTAATCCCGTCTCGGTTCAAAACCGAAGGACTCGGCATTTTGGACCGTCTGAAAACAGTTATCTCATCCCTCATGAAGTAACTAAAAGCCCCGAAAACCACGTAATACCGCAGTTTTCGGGCCTTGTGAAAAGTGCTGGGGGACAGTTGGGGGACAGCTTGTGCGTCTACGCGACGACGCGCGACTACTGGCCTAAGTTCGACAGCCACTGGAGGCGCTGATATGCGATGAGTCTTTCGCGCTGCTCCTGCGCGGTCTCCTCGGGGGCGACCCACAGAGGCCAGAGTTCGATCAGTCGCTTCCGGGCCTTTGGTGCCAGCATGTCTCGCCTCCCTGTTTCAAGGATCCAGTCCTTACACGACACATGAGGTTGCAGGACACGATCTGCAGGTTGCCGATACTTTCGATGGTGTCCCGACCGCTAAGGGGATCACTCGGATTTTAGCGAATGACCACCATGGCGATACAGATGGACATGAGGAAGAGCAGAGCGACCTGCTCGAGGACACTCACTTGGCCTGCTCCGTCTCCAGGTCGGAGAGCGCCTTGTCGACGGCGCGCAGGTTGACGCGGCAGATGTTGTCGATCTCGGCCTTGTGGATCACGAAGTCGGCCAGGTCGCTGTCGCGGCGGATCGTCTTCGGATCGGGCTTTGGCGTGTCGGGGCAGGAGCGGATCGCTTTCGGGATCCTGCGCTCCCACACGACGGTCTGCGTCGTCGTGCAGCCGGAGAGGCCGAATGCGGCGAACAGCAGGAAGCTGGCGATGATCCACAGCCTGACGATGCGGGTGGCGGATGCGGCGGATGAACTCTTCATCGGGACATCTCCTCGAGCAGGGATTTCGTGGTTCCGGAGATCAGTGGATCCTGATCCGTGCCACGCAGCGACGAGTAGGAGCCGCGCAGCCGTTCGGTCTCGGTGCGCGCGGCCGCGAGATCGGCGTCGCGCTGGTCGAGGGCTTGCTCCAGAAGGTATGCGGCCGCGTTCTGCGAGGCGATCAGGGTGTCCTTCTCCGCGACTTCCCGGGAGAGCCGCTCGACGTCGGCCCTTGCAGATTGCAAGCGCACTTGCTGGAAAGCGCAAAAGCACGCTAGCGCGCTCACGAGCAAAACGACTGCGAGGATGGCGTAGGCCTTGAGGGTCATTTCGGTTCCTCCTGGATGGGGCCTGCGGGCGGCAGGGTCTCGTCGGCTTTCTTCTGCTCCGGTGTCGGAGGCGGAGGCGGCGCGGATGTTGCTGGAGCGGGAGTGACCGCGGCGGCAAGGAGATCGGCTCTCACCGAGAACAGTTCCTTGAACACGCGGTAGTCCCACGCCCCTCCAGCAGACCACGCAGCGACCGAGGTCGCAATCAGAGAAACCATGCCGACGGCAAGAATTCCCGCGCCCGACACCTGCTGGGTCAGGATGATCAGGATGATCGTCGTCCATGCCATGAACAGGGTCGAGATGGTGATGTACCAGGTCTTCCGTCTGGATGACTTGGGGAGCGGCAGGAGCCGCTCGATGTCTTCGTGTTTCACGCGAACCTCCTGTAAGCATCAGCCAACTTGGAGTTGTATTTGTTGGTTTCGAACGCTGGCCCGTTGTAGAGCCGGGCGAACGTCGTCCAGTCCTTCTTCTTTAGGGCGGCGTGCATGGTCTTGTTGGCCTTGACGAAGCCGGCGAACGCCCTGAGATGCTCGAGTTCCGACTGGCACATGGCGCGCACGTAGGATTCGACGTCGGTGAATCCTGCTGCGGCGTAGTTGAATCCCATGATCTGGAACAGACCCCACGATGCACTCTCCAGCGCCGCCTTGCGGTCGAGCAGGATCGCCTCGGCCAGCCTGTTGTACTGGTTGGATCCGCCAGCGCCGTAGAGCGAACGATCCCACTTGTTCGTCGAAATCTTCGGATGGGCCTTCGAGAACTTGTAGGCGGTGCGCTTGCCGAAGATGTGCGCCTCGAAGAGGATGGTCGGCCGTCCGTCGGAGAGGAAGCCATTGCCGGCCGCCTCCACGGTCTTGACCGCCTTGAGAGCGGCAGCCTCGCATCCGAGATCCGATGCGACCTTGGCGTAGTCGGCGTCGGACAGCTTCTTCGGGTTCAGCGAGACGAACTCGGCAGGCACGCAGGCGGACGACACGCCGCTGTCGGCCACGGTCTTGACCGATGCCAGCCAGTCAGGCTGCGCTTTGACGGAGGCGGGAGTGCAGAACAGACCAGCGACCTTGGTGAAGAGATTGAGCATGATGTTTCTCCAAAAACGGAAAAGGGGTGTCGCATCCGTGGAACTCTCTCCCGGACGCGACACCCCTCGATTGATGATGGCCTGATCTCCGGCGTTTCGCGGCCGGAGGAATGTTTTCGTTACGTAACGGTCAGATCTTGCCGATGAGATCCTTGAGATGCGCCCAGCCGATGCCGTTGAGGATCCACATGACCAGGCCGCCTCCGGTAACGGCGAAGGAGGTGACGACCGCCACGACCTTCGCATCGGTCTTCCGCTGCGCCTTGATGTCGGTCACGCTGTCTTCGACCGTATCGACGCGACCCTCCAGCTTCGTGATCCTGTCGTCGTGGGCCTTCTGCGTGGCGAGAAAGCCGTCCAGCTTGGTTTCCACGCGTTCCTGGCCTTTCACAAGGTCCAGCAGATGTTCGAGGGACATTTCCGGCATTATGCACCCTCCAGCGCTTCGACGCGGGCGAGGAGGTCGATGAGAGCGTCAAAGACTTTGCTGTATGAGCCGATGCCCGAGGCCGAGATGCTGTTGGCATCGAGACCGTCGATGGTGTCCGCGACCGCCGAAATGTCGGAGTGGAGCTGCACCAGTTCCGAATCCGTCCGCGAGAGCGCGCCCTGAACCGTCGTCTGTCCGGAAAGATATGTGTCGAATGAGGGGTCGTAGGACACGTCTTCCGCGATTACACCACCGCCTCCGCCGGATCCGATCAGACCCTTGACCTCCACGATCGCCGCCTGGACGTTCGTCGAGGAAAGGCCGGATGCGGGCGTGAATGGAACCTCTGCAGCCGTCTGGTCGTCCGTGCCGCCGGATCCGATGAGACCCTTGACCTCCTTGATCGCGTCTTCGACGTTGGTGGCCGTGATGCCAGAGGATCCCGGGGTGAACACCACCTCGTCCCCGTAGACCGTGTCTCCGTCGGCCTGCAGATCACCGATGGCGGCGAATGCATCGGACAGAGCCGCCTGAACGTTGGTCGCCGTGGTGCCAGTGACAGGCGTGAATGGAACCTCTGCAGCCGTCTGGTCGTCCGTGCCGCCGCCTCCCGAGGAGGATTCGAGATCCTCTACCCTTCCTGCGATCTCATCGAGCGCGCCCTGCACGAACGTGGCCGAAAGGCCGGATGCCGTGTTGTCGTAGCCGACGTTGGAGGCAACAAGCGTGTCGCCCTGGATCAGCCCGAGCAGTTCGAGGATCGCCTCCTGGATAGTGTCGGAGGTAAGGCCTGAGGATCCGGGGACGAACTCGATGGATTCAGCGGCCGCGGAGCCAAGCTGCAGCCAGCGTCCCGCATCGAGATCCGTCCAGATGTCCGTGCCTGCGGCGGTGTGGCCGAGCGAACAGAGGAATGTGCCGCCCTCGAAGGTGACGATGTCGCGGGTGGTGTATGCCGCTCCGGATGTCCACTCTCCGGCGCTTTGCAGACCTGCGGGGAACGGGATCTGGGCGACCGTGCCGCCGTCAGCATCCACGAACTGGATGAAAACGCCGGATTCACTTTCCACGAGATTGATGCCGACGATCGGCAGGCCGCCGGCCTCGAGAGCCGCGACAGCATCTTCGATGGCCGACCAGTTGCCGTCCACTTCAGTGGTGGTCAACGGACGGCCGAGTTCGTTATATTTGGCGAGTTCGATCATGATGTTCTATTGTCCGTTGTAAATGTTCCACTGTTCAATCACTGAAACCAGCTCGACGCCGTTTTCTCCGACGACCGTTCCCGATCTCGTCACCCATTCGTTGGTGCCGAAGTGACTGGCTCCGCTGCCCGATCCCGACCATGCGGGTTCGCCGAGGTTGGTGCCGCCCGTCGAGTGCGGCCGGCCTCCGGCTCCCGGATACATGCTCTCGGCCCATTTCCGCTCGTCGTCGAGGAGCCGCTGCAGCCGTCTGGCCTCGGCCGCGTCCGAATGCACGGCGTCGATACCGGAGCCGCCTGTCTTCTCGCCGCGGGACTTCTGCCACCATTCTCCCGAAGGGCTGCGCTCGTAGAGCTTCCGGAGCTTCTCGTCTTCGGCCGCTTTCTGCTGCTCGGCCTTTTTCTGCTCCGGAGTCTTGTGGAGCGGGTCCTTGCTCTGGTCGTAGCCGGGCTGTCCGGGAACGGTGGTCGAGTAGGGATCCTTGGTGTAGTCCACGGCCAGCTTGGGATTGCCGCCCGAGACGGGATCCGGATCGCGGGAGGTGGAGAACGGTACGAGGCCTTCCATGGCCCGCCGCCCGGGTTCGGTAGAGTTCTGTCTTCCGACCTCGATGTTCCGGCCGTTGCGCTCCCTGTCGTAGTTGCTGACGATGTTCTGGCCGTTTCGTTCACGGTCGTAGTCGCTGGCGGCGTTGCGGCCGTTGCGCTCCTTGTCGTAGTTGTTCGCGGCGGGGGGAGCCTGCATCGGCAGGCCATACATCGGATTGCCGTTCTCGTCATAGCCAAGCAGGATCGGTTTCTTCGCCATGTCAGCCACTCCACTTCAGATCAATGCCCTGCGGCCCCTGCACGATCGTCGAGGTGATGTTCATCACGCGGGTGATGAGATCCAGCCCGTCGATCGCACGCATCTCGATTTCGAAGGTCGTCGGGTTTTCCTCGGCCGCCTTGCGCGGATCCCTGCCCATCGCCTCCGCCCTAGAGGCGATGGCTAGCTGCTTGTCGTAGGCCATGTCGTAGCCGACGCGGATGCACGAATAGGCGCTGTCACCCAGCTTGTATGGGTTGACGGGCTGGCGGATCGCATCGCCGCCGACCGTGAACTGCACGTCCGTCACCTCGGTGGTGATGTCCGCGTCATCGGGGTAGGCGTAGCCGTCGAACGCCGGAGAGTATCCGACGCCGTTGTCCACGGGCGGAAGGTCCGAGTAGCCGTTGGCCGCCGAGATGCCGATGGTCACGTCAACCGCGTATGTCTGGCTCGGGCCGTCCCAGGTCTTCGTGAATGCGATCACCTTTCCGGTCGCGAGGTTGTCCTCGGTCTGGAAATACTCGTGTTCGATCCTGATCGCGTCCTTCAGGGTAACGTCAGCGAGATCCTCCCACCTGCCGTTGATCGTCGCCTCGAGACAACGCATGCGCTTCCTGAGCAACGCGCGGGCGCGCAGGACGAGGTGTGCGGCGACCTCGCGGCCGCGGGGCAGGCCGTAGAATGTGGCGCTGCGCTTGTCGCGCATCGGAGCATCCTTAGGCACCCATTTCCAGCGATACATGTCCTGCTTGCGGAGCCATGACGGCACGCTCTCGTATTGGGGCAGAACCTTCTGAAACGGATCGTATCCGCTGTCGTGGTCGATCTGGCAGATCCAGGACTTGTCCTTCTTCACCACTCTGTCGCCGACGTAGTATTGCGTGTTTTCCATCCACGGCTCCGAAGGATCGGAAACGAGAGAGTCGAGGTTTATGTCCTGGAGTTCTTCCTCTTTCCACCCGAACATCTTGATGTCCTGGATGTCGGCGTTCAGCTTGACCTTGAGGACTTCTCGGCGTGGCTGGCTGTACTGGTAGGCCATTTCGAACTTCTTGGCTTCGAACTGGTACATGGACATCGGGATGACCTCCCAGCGGGTGTCGATCCAATTGTGGTATATCGGTTCGCCGCCGGAGTTGTAGCCGATGCGCTTCTGCAGCAGGACGCGCTCGAAATTGCCCGTCTTCCACTTCCGCTGCGTCTGTGTTGCCTGAAGCCCCGTATGCTCGACGTTGGCGACCGACCAGCCGCTCTGTCCTTCCACGTCGCGGATGTCGAAGGATTCGGCCAGCGCATCAAGCTGCGAGAACGATTTCAGTCCACCCACGCCCTCCACGGGGGAGTTGACCGCGTCAGCGATGTCCACCACGCCGTGGGACTCCTGCGTCCATTCGGCAACACCCGTGACCGTGACGGAGCCGAGCGGCGGCGCCACCATCGTGACCGAGAAGCGTTCGCGGTCGTGCATCGGCCCGAGGTCGATCAGGCGCTGCCAGTCGAGCAGGTCGTTGAGCGAGAGTTCGTGGGTGATCGGGTCGATGTAGTATGTGGCGCTGCGCGCGTTCAGCACGGTCTCGGGGCTGCGGTAGGTGTCGCCCGAGATGAGCGGCTCAACATATGGCCGGAAGGACAGAGACTTGGCGAAGAGTTCCAGCTTGCCGTCCACGTCGGGCGTGCTGTCCATGCCATCGGGCTTGGCGTAGAACTCTATCGTGACGAGGGCTTCCTCGAGGTCGGTCGGCATCGAGTTGACGATGCCGCGGAACATGAGGGTCGGCGCGGATCCGTCGATGGAGACCGACAGATAGCCGTATTGCGGACGCCCGGGAGCCAGAAGCCCGATGCCCGGGTTCAGCGCGGTCACGGACAGGCGGCACACCTCTCCCTCGGCTTGGCTGAGCGCGAAGGACTGGATCTCGAGATCGAGGCGCTTGTGGAGGACTGGGTCGAATTCGACGTCCAGACCGCTCACCCACGCGAAATATGCCTTTGCCTGCACCGTCATGTCACTTTTCCTCGAATGCCATCGACCAGGAGACCTTCTTGCTCCATTCGTCGGTGTCGTGGTTCTTTCCGGTCAGGAACGCCCTGATCTTCGGGCGGTATTCGATGAAGGTCGTCCGGACGGGATCGAGCGGGATGGTCACCACCCGTCCGGCGCGCGACCAAGCGGACTTCGCAAGGATCGTCTTGTCGGAGAGGTAGACAACCATATCGTCGTCCGCCCAAGGCGACCTTTCAAGCGTCACGGAGGTGACACCGGGGGCTGCGTGTTCGACCCACGGCTTGATGAGCCGCACGTCGAACTCCGTCAGTCGCCTAGCGCCGAAGAAAGAGGGCGTCGTCCAGTCGTCGGAGCAGGAGTAGGAGACGGTGCATTTGTCGTCTCCGGGGACGCGCTTTGCGAACCCATCGTTGTTGACGTTGCGCCCGAGCTCGCCGAACTCCTTCCAGTCGACGCTCTCGGAAATCCCCCGGCCGGAGCCGGGAGACAGGATCGGGCCGCCGAAGTCGACGACCGAGTTTGGCTTGATGGTCATGGGTTACCTCCCTGTGATGGATGCTCGTGATGCCCCCGCCATAGGCGTGGACAGCTTCTGCGCGGCGGCTGGATCCTGCGTGACGGCGATGACCGTTGGGCCTTCGTTCATCTGCAGGAAGATCGGCGTTCCGCCCTCCACTCCGCCGCCCGTGTTGACGGGGATGGGAATGGCCTGACCCAGTGGCGCGGAGGCAGCGCTCTGAGGAGGCGGAAGCGGCGAGAAGGATCCCATGTTGAGATCGCTCAGGTCGGCCCGGAGAGCATCCCTGGAATCCAGCTTCTTCTGCGCCCAGTCGCCGACAACCCCGGCTCCGGCCTGAAGCGCCTCGCCATTCGCCTGGATCACGCCACCCACGACCGGAGCCGCGACATCGTATGCTGCTGTGGCGTATTCCGCGGCCTTCGAGGCGATGCCCGCGATGGTCTCGCCAATCAGCCGCAGCAGTGGCGACAGCTTGTCGAGCAGGGATGCCAGCCAGTCCAGCATGCCGAGTCCGGCATTGGTCAGGCCCTTGAACATGCCGGACCAGTCGAGGTTGGTTATCCACCCCCACGCATCCTTCACAGCGTCCCTTACGGTGGCGAGAAGGGCGGTGAGCCGCGGAAACCTCTGCTCGAAGTTGGCGACGAGCTCCGAGGTGAACGCCTTGGCACTCGCAAGCGCGGGGCCGAAGGTCTCCTCGAGGTACTTCGCCGTGTTCGGAAACGTCTCCTTGAACTTGTCCCACGCCTTGGTGAACAGTCCGCCGATGTCGTCCCAGTAGGCCGCGACGGTCGCTACGCCAGCGCCGAGAAGCACGGGCCAGCCGACGATGCCAGCGATGGCTCCGACAACCGCCGCAAGAGGCCCGACGAGCAGGCCTCTGAACGCGTTGGCGATCAGGGCGATGCCCGAAGTGGCGACCTTGCCGCCACTGGTGAAGACCTTGAAGAAGCCCAGCACCCAGCCGCCGGCGAGCAGGAGCGCGACTTCGAGAGGCCCGCCAAGGCCGAAGAAGTCACTGATCTGCGTCAGGGCAGGCTTGACGAACTCGTATCCTGCCGCGATGGCATTCCACAGCAGCGTGAGGACATTGATGACCGACTGAACCCCGTTGTAGATCGTCTTCGTCCAGTCCTGCTGCACGATGCCCTGTCCGGTCGTCTGCCAGAGCGTGTAGAAGTCCTTGATCGTCTGGATCAGGTAGTTGAACGTCGCCACCGTGCCGGATGCGATCGCGTCGCGGTTGCCGATCAGGAACTCGTTGATCGCGTCCATGACGGGCTTGAGCTGCGGCAGCACCTCGCGGCCGATGGAGTAGGCCAGACCGCGGAACACGTTCAGCAGCTTGAAGACTTCGGCGTTCAGCACCTTCATGTCGTCGACCAGCTTCTGATCGAGTTCGACGCCGAGTCTCCGCGCCTCCTTCTGCAGATCGGTGATCTCCCCGCTGCCCCTTTCGAGGAGCGGGATCAGGGCGCGGAGTTCATTCTCCTTGCCGCTGAACGTGTCGAGAAACGCGTTCTTCAGATCCTGAGTGCCGAACTTGTTGTAGATGTCCGAGATTTCCTTGAGAACCGCGGCCGTGTCCTTCAACTGGCCGTTCTCGTCGAGGGAGTTGATCTGCATGCCGGCAAGACGGCCACCGCCCTGCCACAGAACACCATTGGGACTCTTGCCCGTCTCGGGGTCGATCGTTACGGAGCCGACCATGGCCTCGCGCAGCTTCTCGAGGGACTTCTCGAAATCCGGGCCTTCGACGCCGCTGACCTGGGCGGCATAGCGCAGGGTCGAGAAGCTCTCGAGCGAGGTGCCGACCGACTTGGCGGCGTTGGCGATCTTCGTCGCGTCCATTCCGGCGATTGCCGAGATCGCCGCGATGCCGCCGAGAACGGCTGCGCCACCGAGAGCCGCCAGACCGCCAGCGAGAGCCGCCAGAAGTCCGGCGATGCCCGTACGCAGTGCCGAGGAGCCAACGGCAGAGGACAGTCCTCCGAGAGCGGAGACGAACTTGCCCACGTCACCGGAGGAGCCTTTCAGCCCCTTGCCGATTTCGCTGGCGGTGCTGGTGAACAGCTTGCCGGATCGGGCGAAGATGCCGCCGGCACGCTCGGCGCGCTTGGCCTCGTCCTCCAGACCCTTGCTGCCCGAAAACAGGTCGGGGCGGATGGATCTGCCGATCTCGTCGCGCAGACGCGAGAGGTCGCGGCCGTCCGCCTGACTACGGAAGGAGGATTCGATCTCCGCGCGGTCTCCCCGGCTGACCCCGCGGACACCCTTCTGTCTGTAGGCGCGTGCAATCCTTGCGACCCGAGCCTCCTCCTCCATCCGCCGCTGGTTGCGGACGGACTCGGCCTTGGCGGCTTCCTTCTCCGCAGAAGCGTCGCGCTCGAGGCGTTCCTTCTTCAGATCGGAGAGCCGCTGCTGCTTCTTGCGCTCCTTCTCGAACTCCACCCTGTCGGCGCGGTCCGTCCGCACCTGGAGCATCTCTGCATGATCTTCGCCGCCCGTGCGGATGCCCTTCGAGAGTTTCTCGAGGCGGTCCATCTGCGCTGGCGAGATGAGGCTCTGAAGCCCCGGATTATTGCGGATGTCGGCCAGCGACGAATCGAGGATGTCGGCGCTCTGCGCGGCTTTCAGGAGATCCTTGTCGGCATTGGCCGCGAATGTGCGGAGCGCGCTGCCGCCCTCGGCCGAGAGCGTCTGCTTGGTGGCCTTGATGGCCTCGCGCATGGAGGCGGCCTGCGTGTCGAACTTCTTGGCGATCGCCAGCGCCTGCTGCTGCTCGGAGGTGAGGGACTGGCCCTTCTTCACCTTGATCGAGGCGCGGATGGCGCGGCTCTCGGCTTCTAGCTTGGCGAGTTCGCGCTCGAGTTCCTTTACGTCCCTCGTCGCCTCCTTGGCTTCGCGCTCGATCGAGTCGAATGCGGACTTGGAGGCCTTCTTGATCTCACCGAACTGAGCGACGACTTCCTTGCCGCCCAGCATTTCGAGACGTGCGCGCAGCTTGGTCGTGGGAGCCATTGGTGGGGATCCTTTCTAGTGTGAAAGCCAGAAAGCGCGCTTTTGCGCTTTCCTGCTATTGCGCTTGCGCCATGGCCTTTGCGAACAGGCCGGGCATGCTGTCCAGCGCCTCCTCCGAAATCCGGCGGAGCGAGATGCGGCTGTTCTCGCGGACGATGGGAACCAGCTTGAAGAGCCACAGCGTGTCATCGCCGCGCTTGCCCGTGACGAACAGACCCTTGTCGGTCTCGGTCACGAACGTGTGGTAGGCCGTCCGCGCCCTTGCCGTCTGCGAGGCGCGTTTGGGAAAGCGGCCGGCTCCAACGGGGTTCGCCAGTCCGAGGTTCTCCGCGTCTTCCATCGGGATGGCGAGGAAGCGGCGCATGGCCGGGCGGATCTCCTTAGGCATACCCTCTTCGAAGATCGGCGCCCACGAGGCGTTTGCCTGGATGGTTGCGGCCGGATCGAAGGAGGCGGGCTTGCCCTTCTTCGGATAGGCCCATGCGCCGAACGCGTTCTCGAAGCGGGATGCGCCCTTGCCAGGCCTGTTGCGGAAGCGGGCCTTGGCCTGTGCGCGCAGCTTGGTCTTGGCCAGAAGCCCCGTCTCGCGCATCGTCTCGGTGGCGGCTTCCTTGAACGGCTTCTGGAGGCCGTCGA